GTCAACTACGCACGCCCTAAAGGGCGTGAGCTTGTACGGCTCCCACAGTTTCCATAGGGAGGCTTACATACGATTGGGTGGTTGACATGCACCCTGCCTTCCAGGTTCTCAATGCCCCGTCTAGGGGCGTCTTGAACGAGAAAGGATGTTTGCTCTTTCTAGCGATGTTTATGGCTGCATTCCAGTCGGCATCGAGGACAGTCCCGTTGGAACAATAGAACCTGCGGTTCCTGCGGGTTCCGTCCTTCTTGCCCGTTGTGCAGTCGGTATGGCTTGTCATGAACGGAGAAACTGTTTCTACCCGCTTTCCGGCGAGCAGTGCCTTGTATGACAAGATTTGCTTGAACTTGTAGAACGGTACTTGTGCCATCCTACGGTTGTGGTTCTTTTTCTTAAACCCTTCTTTGGTCTTGGAAGTCTTCTGCTTGATTCCGCTCAAATCTTCGAGGACTAGAATACTTGAATCAGTGCTTCCGATAATTGCATTGGCCATTCTGCGGCACATATCCGTGGATTGGTTCCGTTCTTTCCCGGACAGCGCGTATCTGTGCTTACGGGCAGACTTGGTACCCTTCTTCTGCAAGCATCTCTTTAGATAACGGAGCTTACGCCTACGGGCATTGTATTCCTTGCCGTTGAACATGATTCCGTCGGAAGTAATGGCAAACCTGCGTTCACCCAAGTCCACCCCTATACAAGTTTCGTTCTGTAAAGGAATTTCGGGAACCTTGAACGGGATGGACATGTAGAACTTGCCATCCCTAATGAATATCGTGGGGTCTCCCGGAACGTATTTCTTAAACATTTCCTGCAAACGTGGATACGTTTTGAACGTGACGTGGCTACGGATACGCTTGGTGTTCGTAGTCAGCATGATTCCTTCCGCAGTTAGGTGGTTATAGAGAAACCGATTTAGTTTATGGCTCAGTTGCGTCTTTTCGGGTATTCTAGCGTCCTTATGCCCGTTAGACCTGATACTGCGGATACTACCTATTGCCGTTCTATAAATAGCTACGACGGCATTGGAAGTCAAGCCCGTGAAATTATTACGGAGATATGAATAGACTGCATTATGTACACTCTTGATATCTAAAGGAACATTGCTTTTGCAGATGATATTAGCGCATTCATTGTATGCGCTGCGGGCTTGTTGCAACAATTCAACAAAGTGAGAACGGCAGTTCTCGTCGGGGAATACTATCTCTACGTTGTAAGTTATGCAGGAATCGTTTCTTTTCATATATACCTATGTGTAAATATATAATAATACAAGCGTTCTGTCAAGTGATAATATTGCCAATTCACATGCCACCTTAAAAGGTGGCATCTATCTTGGCTGTTTTATTGTATTTATAAATATAACTAATTATCTACTGAATGTCAATAGACAGTAATATCTAGTTTAATCTTATAAATGCATGGTATATGTTTTTTCGATATTTTTATATATTTAATGCATGGACTTCAATCATGACTATGACGGCACTAACGAACTGCTTGTTACGGGCAGCCGTGAACGCTTGCAGGCCTGCAAGTGCGTTATAATGTCGTTCGGGGATTTGGGTTACACGGACCCGCAGGTTCCTAATTTGGGAGAGGCTATAGGTGAATATACGGATTACGACGGAATAGATTCCGTGCAGTCTAAGATTCATGAGATACTTATACGCTCGCAGGTAGTCCGTGAGGACGAGATTATAAGCATTGACGTGATTTCTAGAGTCGGGGAAGACAGGTTCACAGTGGACTTGCAACTGACTTTTGGTAATGAGACTTTCGATGTGGACGGGATATCGTAGAGGTTTTTAGCATGGCGCAACAATTTTATGACCATTTTTCTTTGTCCAGTCTTTCGTTGCAGGAGCGGTTAGGTCGTTCGGCGACTTCGCTAAACAAGGATTCCGCAGTGTTCGGCCAGCAGGCCCGTTCGTTCGTGCAGATGCTCACGTACGGGTTGGACGCCGTTACGGCAAGGGCGGCATCACACCTGCTCAATATGGACGTTCTCTACAGTAACGATGCGTACTTGTTGAAACTGACCGAGGGCTTGTTACTCAATAGTATCAAGTCGATAACCCCACCGAAAATAAATGCTTCGATACCGTTGCGCTTTACGTCCGAACGACCTTATTCACGTTGGAGTTCGCTAGGTACCATTTCATTGAAGGACGGTTCCAAGACCAATATCGTTGCGTTCGAAATTTCCAAAAAGGGTTCTGTCGAAGGCTCGGAGCAAGGTAACAGCTATGAGGCTCTGTATTGTGCGGGCAACTATGTTCAGCAGATAATAGACAGCGGTTTCGAGGGTTATACACCTGGTGTGTTCGCAGCGGTATATGTTTCTGAAACGTACAAGTCTATATGGTCCGAATCCGTAGAAGTAAAGATTGAAATGGACAATGACGTTGACGCCATATACCCGAACCTGGCGTGGTCAATGGATGAACTTCTAGCAATGCCCGATGTGGACAATGCCATATTGGTTCAGCATACTCCTAGGGGTATGACGCTGACCCTGGGTGACGGTGAAATTTTTGGCAAGGGGTATAACAAAGGGGATGGCAAGGCAAGCATACAGCAGGTTATCATTACCTATGTAAAGTGCGAAAGTTTGGCCCCCGTGGACCATTCCACGTTGAAGTTCAACAGGGATATCACTGTAATACCTGGGAATGCTGTACCGCTCTTGTCACCTATCAATATGGGTGATACTGCGAGTTCGTTACGTTCTAGGGCCGTGGCGGAATTTTTTGCGGCTAGCAAGATTACTGACGAACGGGACCTTGTTACCGAAGTGAACAAGATTCCATTCGTGAAATCCTGTTATGCCCGTAGGGAATACAACTGGTCGCTGTGGGAAACCGTGTCGTCCCTGTGCAAGGGTTATAAGGATTACACGGCATTCAAGAATACTTATGGTGTGTCGTGGCAAGAAGTGCTTGATAGGGAAGATGTCGTAAAGACCAAGGAGATGCTTTTTTATACTAGGTATCTCTATAGTTCCTATAACAGGTATAATCCAGGCGATATGGTAGTTTACAAGGATAGTGTTTATATCTGTTCAAGCGCCAATCACAGGGGTGTACCTTCTGCCCGTAACGGGTGGGCATTCTTCATGACGTTGGCTAATGGTGACGCTGTGGCCAATGTATATCAAAGATATTATCCGTCTGCCAATATTTACGACAATGCCACTATTGTACTTTCGGGATTGGTTCTGAAGAACCGCAGGTATTGGAATGAGTATGGTCTGTATTACCGTGGTGATGTGGTGTATCACTCGGGTACACGCAAGCTGTGGTTGGCGCTTCGTGATGGAGGGCAGACTGTTGAACCCGGTAGCGAGGGCGACGTGTCCTTGTACAATGAGGACAGGTTTTGGGTAACTCGTGAAGAGGCTTTTGAACTTGATGACTCGGATACTACGGGGACTGTCTATAACCTAAGTTACAAGTTTGACGACTATGAACAGTTGACACAGGCTATATTTGAATCCGAAATCAAGGGTTATTTCAACATTGCAGGAAAGCTGGGATTCACGTCTGTAGTCGTGGAACCGTTAGGACAGGTGGGCGTGTCCGTGGATATCCAATATACCGCTCCGTATACTATGCAGCAGCAGGTGCGGGATACGCTTGAAGAATATATATGCTATAATGTAGGAAAGACTTTGGAAGCGGACACTCTCAATTCTTTGCTTACCGAGAAATATAACCTGTCTGCTGTCTATGTCAAGCTTCGTCTTGATTCCGTGGATAACACGCAGGACAGTATAGAGCTTGTGCTTCCTTCGGCTACATACGTGCCTCCAAGCAAGCTTAACGTGACCATCAAGGAAATTTTAGGAACGAGGTAGACTGCCCATGATTAATGTGCCACATGCCATTGTAGATTTTGCTGCCGCTTTGAAGCTCCTTGCCGAATCGCAGAGCGATGTATCGGAGCTTGTTACTAAATGGGATTTGATATGCAATACATATACGCCCATGACTGTAGACATAACGTTGTCTAACGGTGTACATAAGGTTGATAATCTTGCCAAGATACGTAACGACCTTATCAAGGGGCTGTCCTTGAAAAATCCCACTGTGGTTGAAATAAAGTACAGGACAAACGAGCGTGATTACGGAAGGCAGACGGCATCACAGTTAATCGGTAATTCCTGGTATGCCGTAGGGGAGAATCCGTTTGACGCCAATTCGTCGGGATGGAAGAGTTGCTTGAGATTCCTTGACAACGACGTACGTTCGGTGTGTTTCCCGGATACAGGGGATATCCATGCCGACCTTATGGGTATGCCACGTGTTGTTGTTTTAGGGGTACCTGTGGGTAATGGACAGCCCGTTACCGAAGTTACCATCCATTTGTCGGCACCTAGCGCCAACTGGGCATCCGACAACTTGATTGGGGGTGATAAACAGTTATACGCTGTAACTATGTTCGTGAACCGCAATTTCGGTGGTTATGGCTCTGCCGCGATTGCTTATCCGGGTAATCCTGTTACACTGCATGTGTATGACGCTACAGGTGTAAGGCTATTCACACGTGAGATACCTCCTGCCAAGTGCGTATCGTATATGTTCTTTGCGGGTCCGGGGCAGAATACTGTTAATTTCCATGAACTGATGCCTGCATAGATAGGGGGACTATAGAGTATGTCAAGCGTAGTGGACAGTTCTACGGCTCTTGAAGTGATGAAGTCTGCCAATGACGACTTCGTAGAACTTTTGTTGAAATTGAAGTCCCTTCTTAACGGGAAGAATCCCGTTACTTTTACGATGGGAGAATATACTATAACGGTCAATACTATTCTTGAGTTAATCAACAACTACAAGAATGGTAAGTTCGAGGAAGTTATACTCGGCGGTCAGCCTTCGGGTCCGCAGGTAAAGCTGTCTGTAGATTCTAACGGGAATCTTTGTGTTACGGATGTTGACGGGAATGTTGTTTCGATATCCTGCAAGAAGCTTATATCCTCTGTACTTGAGAACTGCATTGCTAACCAGGTTACGGCTACGTCTGCCAAGATAAATTCTGTGCAGGGAACTGTATCCGTAACTGGCGGAAACGTAAGTTTCGATTCTATGCAGTTCAACCGTTTGGCTATTGACAGATTGTTGAAGGCACGAGTCATAGAGGCTTCGCAGCTTGTAGTTTCAGATGATTTGCGATGCAATGAAATTATGGTTCTTGGTGTACGCAAGTTCGTACCGAAGTATGTCCGTTCGTTATTCTACAGGAACGGGACGGCCATGGTCAATGCTGCAAGTTTTCTTCAGTACGATACGGACGGTTCTTGGAAGATGAACGCAGGAGGCGACAGCTTGACACCTGCGGACATAGGATTCCGTAAAGTAGATAGTATGGATGGGCTTGTAGCAGCTACTGTGGTACCCGATATGATTCGGTTCATGGGTGACACGGACTATTTGGATTTCGTTACCCGTCGTACCCGTATGTTTTCTAGCGTGGCTGAAGAATCTACTGTTCCGCCTAATGTGGCGGTGTATGCGACAAGCCCGAATAGTTCTTCCTATGTGCCTATAGCGTTTGACGGGAGCAAGTATCTTTTTGCGGCAATTTTGGCTTTTCCGACAGGTGGCTATGTACCGTCACAGACCGCTAACGGTACATTGTACTTGACATCGTTTGCGCCAAGTGACATCGGTAAGGAAATTTACTATCAGACCTATAACAAGAAGTGGAAGATATACCGTACGATGAAGCTTATCTACGATAGTGCGTCCGCTACTACTCCGACATCCGTAGAGTTCGGACAGTTGACCAATCTTCCAGAGTATACTTGTTCCAAGTTCATAGTCAATTATGTCACCGAAGTTACTTCTAGTGGGAAATCCGTAACCTACACTTTGGAATTTGCATGATGATTAATGCCAATACGTCTACCCGTACTTTCCGTGAGTTGCAGTTTGACCTCCATGCTTTTTTGGTGGCCCTGTATGAGCTTTTCCCGGTGGATGGACAGGACGACAAGGGTTTAGTTGAAGTAAAGTGGTCGGATGGTTCCGTCGATGTGGTGCCTACGTTTGAACTTATACGTGGAATTTGCGATTCTTCATTCGGTAGGCTGATTATAGGGGATAGCGCCGAACTTGTCCCTGGTGTACTTAATGGGATGCCTTCGGATGCGACAAATTATAGGGATGAACTTTACCTTCTTATAAATTCTGTGCCGTTGAAGGCTAACATGCCTTCTATAGGTGATGCGTCTACCGACATTGAGTTTGTTGGTGGCGTAATAGTAAGCCTGGTGGCTGATACGGTGTCCTTACCCGATGGCGTGACAGTATCGGAACTGACAGTGACGGGGAACCTATCTACGGGTTATTGCGAAGTTGCAGAAAACTTGGAATCTAACGGTGAATTTTATGCAGAGGATGGCAAGGTATCCACGTTGGACGTATCCGGGATGGATTTGACTCAACCTGTCCGTGTATATACGCCCAATAGCCCTATATATGACTTGTCGCAATATTCGTATATAACAGACCTTTCCGATATTAAAGGAATGTACAGGGTGTCCGGGCTGTTCCGTTATGGGGATACCTACGATGCGGATACGCAGCGCCGCTTCAATGAATACGGTGCCTGTGTTGTAGTGGAAGTACCTGTACTTTCGGATATTATCAATGGAGAACTTGTGTACGATTATATGGAATCTCCAAAGGAGAATTATCCAGAAGACTATACACGTCCGTTCCCTGCGTATTCCATATCGAACCTGGTAATGCTGTACCCCTTGAAGCAGACCCGTAGTACCAACCGATACGGTACTATGTATGTAAGGTTGCTTCCTCCGTCGGAAGAGGATATCGGGAAGATTATAAACGTGAGGAACGTTACCGATGGCTATATCACAGTTAGTAACGTATGGTCTTTCGGTATGAGGGAATATACGTCTGTCCGCAAGTCCACGTCGTCACCTGCATGGTTGGAGGCTTTAGGTATTTCTAGGGAATCCAGGGATATTAGTACCGTAGGAGATGTTACATCGTTGAATACTGTTACGTTGCCTCCGTATTCGTCCATAGATTTCTTGTTTGGTTGGGATGTACGTAGCGGTAAGTTGACTGCGTATATGCAACCTATGACCAGTTTGAACTTGAAATATGCTGGGGTGTAGTCGTGAGTGAATATTTTGTAAATACTTCGTATGTACGGAATTATGTAGTTGTATCGGCTTCCTCGGATGGCGTGGTACTTAGGCCCGCAGATAATGAAACGTTGATGTCGTATTGGCGTGAATTTCTTTCGGGATATATAGACGTACCCGTTCCTGTGGACGTTTTGCCTACGTTGCATATATCTCAACTACCTTTGGATGTTCTTAAAGTCGATGCCTACGTGGACTATGTGATAGAGTACCCGCGTGTGGAAGTATATTATGGCGACAGGGTTATAGATATTTCCGACAGGGTATCGGTCAACCATCCTAATCCCGAGACTCCCGGCCTGTATGCCTTGGATTTTACGGTATCTTTGGAGGGTGGAAGTTCTTCTGTTATTTGGCGTTCGTGGGTATCCATTGAGGAACCCCCTCTTCTTAGGAAGGTTATTACTCCGTGGAATCGTGACAACAAGATTATTGCCGACATGAACAGGCAGGTAATCGAACCGCAGTTCTTGGAAGCCCTCTATGAAGCGGGTGTTCCCCTGTATAACTTTCAGCAGGCTAATGCTCCCACCGCTGTAAGTCAGTTTGCCGTCATGAAGTATAGGGATGCCCGCGTCATAGTTATTGAAGGTCGCCTATTCGTGTCTGGACCTCGTTTGCCCGTAGGTACCGAAGTGACTGTTGCGGGTATAACCCGTATACTCGGTGTGAATGTGCTATGCCCGCAATTCTCCCCGCAGGATGTGTACACGGCGGGTAATCTTGTAAGTTATTGCGGTACGGATTATTATGCCCTTGAAGATATCCCTGTTACGGAATATCCAGACCCGTCTGACCCGTCTAGGGTAATCAAGGGTAGCCTGCTCCCCACATCCCTGTATTTCGAGGGTGGCGTAAGCAATGCCTGTTGGTTGCAGGGTACATACTATTCTGTCGAGGCTATGGACTTGCCCGACGGTGAATATGAACTTACTTCGTTATGGGCAGCACTTGATGTAGGCGGATATACGTTCAAGATGGATTTGTTGAGGGCATTCCCTGTTCACCATTATTGGGGTATATACGACCGTAAGTATTTTTATGACTATGCTACGGGAGACCTTGTATCCGTAATCAATGAAGGCATGGTCTCCTTGTTCCAGCGCAACGATACGCCTATTACGGACAGCGCTGTAGATTCTTCGTATAAGCCTGGGCATTATAAGAATCCTTATTGGACAGAAGTATACAGCGAAAGTTACAACGATGCCTTGCAGAATCCTATTATACGTCCTTGTACTAATGCATCCAACGCTATTGTCAGCAAGACATATCCGGCTAGAGAAGAAGCGTTCCGTATGTATGCCAAGTTGGTGGATATACCTTATCCGCTTGTGGATGCCATAGGTGCCAAGTATAGCGTATTGCTGTGGGCGCTCCTGTACAGGACAAGGGAGACTTTCCCCGGTATCAAGGCTGCATTGAATGCCATCGGTATCGACATAGAGAATCTTAGAAGGGTTTATCCCTCCGTGAAATACAGGCTGTGGGGAAATTCTACGCCCATAGACGATATCTATACGGAAATAGCTACTGTCCGTGATATTGCTCGTTCCGTAAAATTTGACAAGATTTGGACGGCGGATGGACTCCCACCTGTGTGTGGGCAGGATGACCCCCGCTATGGTACAGCGTGGTATGTCACTGACTGGATTAGGTATTCCCGTGAAGGGGAAGACCCCGATACCGTGTGGGTATGCAGGGAGACATCATCCCCGAGAAGATGGGAAAAGTATTATTCGTTCGAGCATGTAGGCTCCGATAGGGATATAGCGGACTATGATTATTCCGTGAATAACAGATACTATAGAGCCGATGCCAATTTGATGAAACGGCTTGCGGCTGACTGCACCGTAGACTTGGATGATAACTATCAATGGATAGACGATGATTCCTTCTCAAGCTTCTCCCTAGCCTTGACAAAGTTGCTGTCCTATGAAGTACCTATCTACATTTACCTTAGATTGCGTATACGCTTGGCTACCGTAGGCCATGCACGGGTGAGGGGTATATCCAAACCTGTAGTCTTGAAGGGTGCATGGGGTGGCTCCATAGGATTGAAACTCTATCCGGGCAAGTATTTTGACATGGCTTCCTTGGAAGTAAGGAGCGCATATCCTACCGTACTGTATTCCTATGAAAAACTTTCGGAGGATAGTCCCGACACGGATTGGACGGAATATACGGGATATTCCCCTATGGACGGATACAGGTATTTTCAGTTCGAACGTGCAGTATACGTAAGGTTGAGGTTTAGTGAAAATAACGTGTTCAAGGTAGATTCCGATGCCGATACGGAGGCAGGACATTACAGATGGTGCTGGACTTCCCGCTATACGATAGGGTGTCTAGGCGACCCCGAATCTACGGATACGGACGACGGTTTCATTGACGCTACACAAATGCCGACAGTAGGTAGCGGTCATTCCGCCCCGGATATCTATCTGTGCAAGGGTATTGCGGCAATTACCGTGCGTATAGGTACGGGTACAGTTAATGTCTCCGCACAGGCTCTTCAGTGGCAGTACGTCTTTGGAGACCCTGCGTGGACTATGGACGAGGTATTGCCGTTTGCGGATTGGTCGGCGCTTGATGGTGTAAAGCTGCTAGGTTCGTGGGTGGGCAGTGCTGCGGACTTCAAGTCTGCCGTAGTACGCTGTACTTCTCCCGAGGTTCCGTGGTTGACTTCTACATGGGAGTCGGGTACATTGAAGGTAGGCGGCGGGGTCCCAAGGTTTATTTATCTGTGGGACAGGAACAGCCGTTTGATAGGTACCCTAGTGGTACCGTTCAACGAGCGCATGGTACTTGAAGGTAACAGTTCGGATTATCTGTTGAAGTTTGTATTTGAAGATTCCAACTAAAAAGGTATATTTTTGCTATGTATAAGTTTAGAAATAACGAAGCAACCGAACTGGACGCACAGTCGTTAAAGCAGTATACGAACAGGAACCTTCCTGCCGGATATTCCGCTGCCGTTTCCGCAGATGACAAGGGCGTGGCCATCGACATCTACGACAGTGATGTTATGGTGTCATCCGTATCTGTAGGCGGATTATCGCAGGCGGATGCCGAAAAGAAAATTGATGCTGCTTTGGAGGAATTTTAGCTATGCCGAATAAATATGACATGTTGACAAATGAAGGAAGCCTTGCATTGGCCCGTGCAGTAGCTACGGGTGCAAAGTTGTCTATTAGGGGGGCTTCGCTCTGTAAGGTAGACAGTGGCATGGCCACGGTTGAAGCAGTAGCTGCCTGCACATGGGCGCCCGACCCCGACAGGCCGGAAAGGCAAGCATTGAAACCTTCGGCTATCGAAGGTGCCGTACTCCCGTGTACAAGCTATTTGCCAAGCATGCCCGATATAGACGGGGTTGAGACCGGTAGCCCTGTCGCTGCATTGGACATCGAATTTACGTTCATGCCTTCATCGGAAGTCCAGTACAACGTTATTGCTGTTTTGGCAGACCTTTACTACATGTTCGCCCCGTTTGAAAAAAGGGCCTCCTATCGTGTGGGTGATACTGTTTGGTATCTTGACAACGAGGATAACTATACGTACTACCGCTGTATCAAGGATATAGAGAGGACAGAGGTATATCCTATAGGTGATACTGAACATTGGCAGCGTGTACAGGTGTACAATCAACTGGATACATCTACCGATACGGGTAACTTGCAGTATAGGTCCATTACGGAAGAACCCGTCTTGCTGTATGTTTCCAAGACGGCAGGTTATGTAACTGTCGGTCCCGAAATGGAAATAGATTACAAGGTCCGTCTGTATCTTGAGGGTGTTGACAATGCGGCAAGCGTACGGGAATACGTAGTGTTCGATACATTGGGTCCCGAATTTATGGATTCGACGAAAATAGAATTGTTGGCATATTTTGCGCAGGCTATGCAGCACATACGTGATGTCGCTGTTGAGCGTGCGGGGAGGCCGTAGCCCATGGCTGTGAATCTTCGTGATGTCATTGATGAAGAATTGAATATCGAGACCGAGGAACTGATTTCCGACGGTGCCCTTGCGCGTATGTACAAGAAAGCCGTAAATTGGTATCGTAAATACAGGTTGTTCCCTAGAACAAATACGTTCAATTATTCAATCGAGAGCGGCGACTACGTTCCCGATATCCTTATGGACCAAGTTGTGACCATAGACGGTAAGACGGGGAAGCTGTCGGAGTTTGTAGATACGCAGACACGTATATTCAACGGTACCCGTACTATACAGGTAGAGATAGCCTTGACTTCGAACAATGCCTATTTGGCGGGTTTGCCACATGAGCTTGAAAACCTGTTCGTGTCCTATTGCAAGATTGCCATAGGTCAACGCTTGAAGTTCTCTAAATATCCGTCGCAGCCAATAGAGCTTGACGGTCCTGCTATGTACTCCGAAGGAACAGAGGGTGCTAAGTATTGGGAGAACTTTATCGAGATTAACCGTGACGAGGACCCCGAGAACATTACGGACTTGCGCAAGGAAGCCTATACGGGTATTCCAAAGACCTATTTCTATGCGGGTACGGTGCTATGGAGATGATTTTCAGTCATGGGAAAGATTAGCCGACGTGACATACTTGCTGCTGTCAAGGAACTGGGCAAGCACAGGCTCCCAAGGGTGGAGTCGGCACCCGTATCCGTACAGGCGTTGGTTTCGGTAAAGTCCCAGCACCATACGGAAAACAGGGTGGCGGTTCTGCAAGCAATAAGCGAACAGCGTAGGTCTATACTTCGCGGTAGTATAAAGTCCTCCCGTTATATATGGACCCCCGAAGATTCAGAACTATTCAAACGACTGATATCCTTGCAGGATATAGAATGTTCCTATACGGGTGATAGGTGGGGTGAACTTTTCGTACATTGGCTTTACGTTGAGCGGTCGGAACCTAGATTGACTGCTTGTGAAATATTCCATCTCAACATGTTCCGTTATTTTTCTGTTCCCTGCAAGATGTCTGTAATCCATATTCGGTTGGCTTGCAGGAGTGATACTGTTCCTGCACCCGTGTCTGAATTTGTATCCATCATGGAATCTTACGGATGTTCCGTGGATTTGAAGATTGTACCGTGTAAGGATAACTGGGAACATGATACGATAATGGAAGCGGTTGAATATGCCGTGTCCACGGGAAAGTTTATATACTATACGCATTTTAAGGGAGTTTCCCGATTAAAGGACAGTTGTACCCGTTATAGCGGTCGTGAAACCGTGCATCCGTTGAACGTGCTGTATTGGTGTTACATAATGTACAGGGGATTGTTCTCGGAGTTTACGGGACATGCTGCAATAGGTCCTATAGCCTGTAACCGTATCAACAAGGAATACCTGTTGCGGGACTTGTCATGGAGTACAAATCCCACTTATCAGTATATAGGTAGTTTCCAAGGGTTTGACGGGGTTGCGCTTGCCCGTGCTTTCGAACGTCTTGGTCTGAACAGGTCTTCCCGTGACTTGATGCTATGGTGGGGAGGTCGCTATACCGTGGAAATGTTCCTGTGCCTTGTGTTCCTTGAAAACGAGGTCTATTCCATCGCACAGATGGAAACCGAGAGCACTGCATATGGGATGTACGTAAAGGGATTCTGTCCTAGGTTCCGTCATGAATTTACAGGTTTGTTTAGTGATAGGTCTAATCCTATTGCGGATTCCCGTAATAATTCTGTGGCCGTGTGTGCCATTGCACGTAATGAGGACGCCTATATAGTGGAATGGGTAGAATATTACAGGAAACTGGGCGTTTCCCATATATATATCTACGACAATAATACCTGTGAGACGGCCACCATGTCTTCATTGAACAAGTTGCCGTATGTTACGGTTATTCCCGTATATGGGGAAGAAGGCCTACGGGACATAGGCTACCAGGTAGGGGCATACACGCAAGCATATCGTGAATTTGGAGACTTGTATGGTTGGATGGGATTCTTCGACATAGATGAATTTGTAGTCCTGGACAAAAGGGATATAGTAGAATTTTTGGGGAATCCGTATTACGAAGGTACGCATGTAGTACGGTTGCATTGGCGCTATTACGGTGATAACGGTTGCACTAGGTACAGTCCAAGACCTGTAATGGAAAGGTTTAAAGAACCTGCTCCTGTCGATGTGAAATATTCCAATCCTAGGGTGGATGAAAATAGCTACGTTAAAAGTTTTGTTCGTACAGGATATGCAGAGATGCAGATGGACGTGCATTCGCCTAGATTTTTTGGGTCTGTTTGTCGTAATTCTAAGGGATTCTTCGGGTTGCCTACAAAGACTACGGAACCTGTCATATTAGATAACGCAAGGGTCAATCATTACGGTACGAAGAGTATCGAGGAATATATATGGCGCAGGATGCCCGGTAAGGATAAAAACGTGTCTCCCAACGGTGCTTGCAATGGCAGGAACGCGATAACCGCCAAGGACCGTCTTGATTGGTTCTTCAACGTAAACGATGTCACTACAGAAAAACTAGAGATTATCGGGAAGATGCTGCCAGGTTTAATGTATGTACCCTTGAAAAAGAATGTATAATTATTTAATAAAACCTATTGACAGCTACTAGGTAATTAGTTATATTTACAGGGTGGACAGATAAACAACCATTTCAAACCGAGGATAGCCCCATGAAGAAGTTCAAGGTAGAATACATTGACGAATTTGGCGGTCGCCATTCTGCAATCGTGGAATGCAGTGATATCGACGAAGTTTGCTGCGAAGCACTTGATACCGTTGACGGTATCTACGACATTGAGAATATTATTGAAATTGGCTAATTCTGTAAACTTACGGTTTATGTTATGGCTCAACTAAAAATACGTTTGCACGGAACTCCTATGGAAAATGCGTTCATGGAGATGATGGCAGAGAATCTGGACGATACCGACTTGCATCCGAAGGTCGGAATCTTTTGGTATTCCCCGGCCTATAAGTGTTTTGGCGTGGACTACTCCTACTATGATGAAGCCCCGTTCATGCCCAACAGTTTCTTCCAGCAGAGAGCTAATATGAGCCGCAGGGTTCACCAAAACTATTGGCCCATATTGAAGCGCAGAGGAAAGTTGCCCCGTGAGTATGCGATGATTTCTGACTACACATTAGTTCCCCGTGGCAGAGTGTTCGGGTTGGAAGACGGGACTTTTCGTGTTATGCACGGCAAGTGGCTAGACCAGTACCCCGAAGCCAAGCAGGATATTTTGGATGAATTTGAACTTCCACCCGAAAAGACCCTGTTTGTGTATTCCGACCATTGGGACATCGGGCACGGATGGAATGAAGAACTTGCCTAGAGAAAATAATATATATTTAGGTCATGAATTTCGACCTAGGTACAAATGCTCTCCGTAGGGCTTTAAGTCCCCGGACTTACACGTTACGGTGTAAGGTTCTTGAAATCGGCTCTTTTTGCAAGGTGCAGTGCACGATGAACGCACAGGAAGAGACACACCTTAATTTTTGGGCCAAGCCCCTGCTCCCACAGTCATTCTCGTATGAAGTCGATGACGAGGTTATAGTGGAAGTACGGTCTCTCTGCGAAGCATATATCCTAGGTCTAGCCAAGGAACTTTTCGATACGAACACGGAAGAGGAATACTGCGTCCGTCTGGGTAAGACCATCCTCAAGGGTAGGAAGGACGGCACACAGTTCGAGTTTACGGGTGGCGATGATGGATTCCGTGTGGAGCATTCCCCTGCGGGTACTACCGTAGAGACCAAGGGCATACTTTCTTTGACTGGAGACAGAGTTAACCTTGGCGACGGCATGAGCCTAGGCTTGAACTGCAACACTGTATGTCCGTTGCAGGGGCAGCACTTGACACCTACACAGTTCAAGACTTATCTCTAGAGGACACCGCCCATGATTCAGTCCATTGCCATACAGGCTTATTTCAACCAGATGCGAGGATTCTTTACTCGGCAGGGTTTTGACCGCTCGATGAAGGTGGTATACGGGGCAGACGCAGAAGGTCCGCAGAGGTTGCTTGACCAGGACATAGCGAACAAGGAAATGCCCCGCAAGTCTATGACGGACAGGGAAACCGTCCGCTCCAACCCATATACTTATCTGTTCTGGACTAGGGATTCGCTGAAGAACCTTGTACGCCGACCTGTAAACTTGCAGGATGGGTTTGGACCCGACGGTAGCGTGCGATACAAGAAGACCGTATCGGCAGAGTTCGGTATGGGTTGCGTATTGGTCTCTAACAAGATGGACTTGATTGAGGATTTTGCGGAAGCATTTGCCTCCGAATATCAGAATCTCCACAATGTCCCGGTAAATCTGAAGTTCGCATATGACGACCGCAATTCCGTAAGTGCCGGGGGTTTCAATACCATAGGTCTGAGCTTTACCATAATACAGGACCTCGGTACGGAGGAACCTGTATCGTTCCGTGTAGGGAACCTGTTTTCCTATTCGTGGAACGTCCGCATATTCTTGAACTTCGTAAGCGAGTTCGCGGATATCCGCCTGTCTCCATTGGAAAGGGTTATCGTGGACCTGTATAACGTGAACGGTGTTCCGTTGGCTTCCATGGACTTCAAGAGTCACTTGAATAACAACCGTGACGCCGAATCCATGAGGGAAGTGCATTTACAGCTACAGGCCAATGGTAAGTACAGGATTTCCATCGGAAACCCGAAGGACTTGAACATACCTACGTTCATCCTTGTTGCATTGGATGAAGGGGTCTTGCAAAATCTTGTAGATGACCAGGGGGACGTATTCGTGGCTGCCGAACCCGTGGACTGGGAAAGTATCCTGTTCTATGTCCGTTCAGTGGCAGAAGACGGCAGCGTTGCCGACCTTGTAGTAGTGTATGGTGATTCCAAGGTGTCCGATTTCTATGACATTACGGTTCCGTCGGATTCTGTGGAAATCCTTGTAGGCGGTACGTTGGACCCGTTTTCCAATGTTCCGTTCACGGTGTCTCCGGGCGAGAGTACCGACAAGGGACTGTACGAGACATACACCGCCACGAACGGGGAGACTTTCCTGGTACCCAAGCAGGCGTTCGTGGAAGTGAAAAAAGATTGATTTATACTGTTGACAGTGCCTAGATATTTTGTTATATTTAGCAGGGTGGCACGTACGGAAGCTTTTGTGCGGGGCATAAGTCTGCACAACATCTTACGTCCGTATCGTAGCCTGTTAGCTCATACCTAGCAATGATTTAATCATTTCATGAGTTATATGGCTTTAAATCTTCATTTTTGGCTATTTTCGGAAGCCGAGGGACCGAAACTTTAGAGAGAGCGAGGGATAGAGCTGTCCCCCTGTACGGGAAGGCAGCTACATCTGGACTGAACTTCGTCGGTCGCTCGGTATGTCGGCACGTAATGTGCAATCACCTACTTTGCTGTGCAAAACCTGTTCGGTCATCCTGTAACAGGGCTTCTTGGTGATTCTGTCGTTCGTTTAGGAACAATGGCGGGATTTGGAACGCTTGCAGGGCGTTCCTCGTAATTTAGAGTTGGATGGCTTGTTCTTTTGTAGTGCACGCCATGTTCAACACTGTATGCTGCCACACGTCGCACGTCGGCTCGTCCGTGGTACGGCGGTCTAACGTGCTCCATTGCACGGCTTGTTTTCCGCCAGTTCGCCCGTGATAGGCTGTCCTGTTGGTTCCTGTGGGTTGCAGGTCTTTGCAGGCATCCGCAACAAGTGCGGTTAACGCTAGGGGATGGCATCCTTTTAGAATCCGAGGTCCCTAGTATGTTCTAAGTACCACTTATTCTGTTCGCAATGTGCCTATCGGCCTGTTCGCTGTCAACTGTTTTCGCATATGAAATACAAATGCCCGAAGAATACTTAAAACGCAATCCAGTATTTTTCGGGCATTTAAAATTTTTATAGCTTGTGTGTGGATTGCGTTAAACGCACATGCTAATTTCAGATGTAAATATATATAATGAAGTAGTTCCCGTCAACGTATATTTTTAGTTTACACTCTTGCCTGTTGGTTGATATTTTGTTATATTTAGCCTTATATTACAAGGAAGGTTCGAATGGCAATTAAATTGAGAGTTCCAAAGGAAATATTCAAGATGTACCAAGGCTGTACATTAGAAGAATGTTTGCGCATGTACAGGGATTCAGCCATGACCTTGAAAAGCACCCCTCGTTGTATTCTTAGGGCATTAATTGCTAAAAAGGCTATATATGGGGATGATGCGTACAAGGGCATTCCTAATCCTAATTATCCCATGATTCCTAAGCATGCGGACAAGGGAATATTGTCACTCTATAAGGAATTGCCATTGGACAAATGCATTCTCTTGTACAAGATGCAGCATGATAATGTCGATTGCAAAACTAGATTTGCCGTACGTACTATTATCGGAGCCAAGCTTATTTACGGCGAAAATTATGGTAAACTTCCCGAAAACCGTATACAACCTGTGCAATTTTCGAAATAATTAGTTATTTTTCCCTTGTGAATTGATACAAGGGATTTTTTTATGCCTAATTGGACAATCAGCTATACTGACGTTTTTGGTAAGAAGAAGGTGGAGTCGTTCAAGTCGCATGACGAAGCGCAGGCTCGCTACGCGGACTTGCTTCCACGTACTTACGGGGACCTCGGGGACCTTGAAAAGGTTACAGCCCCGGTGAAATCCGCTGTTAAAGCTACGGAGTCATTACGGGATGACTTGAAGGAACAGTTTGATGACTTGGAGGATGTGGCCCGTCGTCTCATGCTAAATGGCGAAGATAATGCGGCAGGCCGTTATTTTTATGTAAAGCCGGGTCCTTCAAATTCTGCGTATCTTTCGATGTACAGTATTTTTTCCAAGACAGGTTCGCATGTCATGGATATTGTCGTTGGTGAAGAGACGGTGGATATCATCAATGGTGGTGATTACACGGATGAAGGGTTTGACGCAGCTTATGACGTTGTAGAACCTGTAGTTGCAGATATGTTCCGATTGGCATATTCTGACGGGAATACAGGTATCGTTCGTAAATTCAACAACAGTGCGGATTATCATAAAGCTATGAAGGAAGATTGCGGTGGTTCTTCTGCCGCATCGCTCGGTGCAGTCCCGACCGCCGTAGTTCGTCCGTCTCACAAGCAGGAAGCTTTGCCCCCTAAGAAATGGGGGATTACCAGACGGTTCCCGTCCCGTGCTGTGCTTGTGAACAAGGCCAAGAGTCTTCGTGGTACGGAAATCACCGATTTTGACGAATACTTGAAACTGAACAATGACCTTACGCTTGACAAGATTGGTTTTGCCATGGACCGCAACGGAAATTCCGTAGCACGTCTGTGGTGGGGCGAGGGTGACGAAAAGTATTACTATTCTACAAGCCGCGATGTCCTGGATAGGACCGTGTAATTACAAAAGGACAGAAATATCATGCAAATCGCAGAAGACTATATTCCATTTAAATGTGAATTTATAGACGATATCGCCCGCGTGGACGAGTCGGCGCAGTCCGAAGTCGCAAAGAGCGGCGGTACTATCCTGGCTATCGTGAAGGGTCAGCATTTTGTACCTGGCGGCATTTCTCGTAACCATCGCAAGTATACGGAAGAATTGTGGGAAGTGGCCGGGAAGGACGAGGACGTTCAGCGTAAGCTAAAGAACGGACAGATGTTTGGTCGTATCGGCCATGAAGCCGAAATTACAGACGAAGATATTGCCGAAGGTAAGTTCTCCCACATTACCCGTAATATTGACTGGAAGACAGGCGTTGCCGAATCGGTCATCTATAATACGGATATGGGTAAGACGCTATACACTATTCTTCGTGCGGGTACGACCATGTATGTCAGTTCCCGTGCCGATGGCGATTATGAAGGTAAGGACGAGGACGGCAACGATATCCTTGACCCGAAGACCTACAAGCTTGAACGCTTTGACTTCGTGCAGGACCCTGGGTTCCTGGACGCAAAGCCGAAGATGATTTCCGAGAGCAAGAAGAACGAAAAGATTGAAGAAACCGTGAACGAACGTGTGGCCGAAGCTTTACTTTACCTTGCTAAGGAACTTGGGGCACCTGTCGAACTTGACGGTAGCACCTATGTTGTCGAAAGTCTTGAAAAGTCCTCCGTATCCATGACAAATTGTGACAACGATACTTCGGATACTTACAAATTCGAGGAATTTACCGAAGTGACCGCCGACTTGAAGCAGTCCGTTGTAAAATTTGTCGAGAGCCTGCGGGAAGACTTGAAGATATCCGAGGATACCATCCACGATTTGAAGTTCGCCAACAAGCATGGGTTGAACGAAGATTATGTGAAGGAACGCCGTCGTGCAGGGGCTACGTATGAAGCTATCGAGCATGAACAGCCTGCCGTACAGACGTTTAAGATAGTGGAAGCCAAGGCGCCTGTCCGTGAGACGGGTGGCGACAACGACGGTTCATTGATTAGCTATATTCTCGGTAATCGCTAGGAGGGCTTGATTATGTCAAAGATGAAAATTAAGGTACACGAATCTGAAGAAACCCTGTTGGACAGTTTTGAAATGTTAGCTAATACCAGCAGTGTGGTTAGCAGCAGTCTGTCTGAACATGGGAATTATTCGTTGTGGTCCGTTGTTCGTGATATTCAAAATGGCTCCGAGCCGTTGGACACTCCTGCTGAGGTTAAGGCACAAATATTGAAAAAGAAAGCAAATATTGAAGCAGCGTTTGAAAATTTCATTACGAAGCTGGACGCTTATTTGTAATTTTGGGGGCAGGTTATGGCATTACGTATTAACCTACACGAAAGCAAGAAGACAGAAACACAGGGTCTTGTGTTCCTGCCAGACAGTTTGAAGTCTGACATTGAATACGAACTTCCGTCGCTTTACAGGGCTAACGGACTCGCCGTTTTCAAGGGTAAGGAAGAAGTCGAACCCGATGCAGCATGGGACGTAGAAGATATGTCCTGGGACGTTGACGAAGCCACCGTGGAAGGCAACTACCTTATGGTCGCTTTTAAGGACAATCCCGGTGCCGAAAAGGTAAAGTCTGTTATGGCTGACGAATACAAGAAGGCTGTGCTGCCCGAAGCCCTTGAACTTGTCGGCTACCTTGACGTGGGTGCCCTGCGTGACGCTTTCGGTGGGCAGGTCGTTGACGCTACGAAGGGCAAGGATTATGAACTTGGCTACTACCTTGGCGACATTAACGATATGGGCGACGTTCCCGGTGGAATTGATAATGCCTACACTGAAAACGGTGAAGTTAGCTGTATGGTAGGAGCGTTTGGATTTACAGTGGCCGAGGCGGCTAATGGCAGCGAAATCAAGGAAACGCAATCTGTGGACGAAGCCTTGAAATTGGTCGAAGAACTGTATACCAAATATAATTTTAGATAGAGGTAGGAATATGAAAACTTTCTCAAGAGATGATTTGATTGCAGAACTCGCTTCTAATCTTTCGGTTATGCCGGATGGTTATGGCACGTGGAAAGTTCGCAGTTATGTGGGGTATAGCCGTAATCCTATGGCAAAGGATTCGTTTATTACACACGATGAAGCCGACAACATTGGTGAAATGGACGGCGAGAAATACAATCCGCAGGACTTTGATGATTGGTATTCTTGGCAGGATTGGAAAGCCCATGGATGGGATGAAGAACCCGACCCGAGCGATTCTGAGGTTCGCTCTTTGTTTGATGAATACTGCAACGCTACGTGGTCTGATTCTGCCAACTCGGATAACTATGAGCCAGATGAAGATAGGGTTTTGCGTCTTGCCGAGAAGATTGTGGATATGTGGGATAATGGTAATTATCCCGACGACGTGTTTGTAGGGGATAACGGCTACTATATCTTTGAGGACGAGGACGAACAGAACGTGTTTGATGATAACCTTGGCTATTACATTACTCAATTCAACAACGGGAAGTTTGACGAATTTAACACCGAAGTTGAACGAGTCCATGATGGCGAATAATAATTTGAGAGGTTGCATTATGGCATCTATGCATAAGAAGATTGAAGCGTTCAAGAAGAACGAAAGCGATGGTTCCGTATGGGACGTATTCGATGACCTCGTGGATGGGTTGAAGGACTACGGCCTGTCACAGCAGGAAGCAGAAAAGGCTGTAGAGGATTCCGGCATTTCTTTGAGTTCTGTTAAGGCCGATGCCGAGGTGAAGGGGTATCCTCGTGCTATTATGGGTGCTCTTGATGCAGTTTATACTGTTTATATGGATAAACAGGAAGAATCTAAGAAGAACGAGGCCGATAGCGTTAGTGCGGTTGATTTCTGGAATAATTATATCAAGGACCGCACCATAGAAATTCTTGAATCCTACGATGTAAATTCCGCACAGGGCGGTGATGCATGGGAAAATATCGGTGACGGTGTTGAAGAACGCGAGACCCGTTGGGATATAGGTGCTCTTCAGAAATCGTGGGAAACTACGTTGGGCCGGGTAGTCGGACAGGGTGTAGATGATGAAACCGTGAAGAAGGAATATGACCGTGCTTATGAAGCTGGTATTGAAAAATGGCGCTCCGAAAATGGAGACGATGCCCCGTTGGATACCGAAGAGTTCTATGACTTTATTGACAGCTATACGACTGACGACAGTTGCACGTTCTTTGCAGAAGTCCGCGTGGTCCTTGACGACCGTGGTCATCTTATGGCTTCGCTTGGGCGCAACTTTGACTATTCCTACGGAGCGGATAACAAGTTCGTATCCGATATGGATGTCAGCATGTCTTTGGCGGATGGTCAGTTTACGAAGGAGAACGCTGACAAGTTCCTTGACGCTTTTGAGGATTGCTTGACATCGTATTCGTTCTCGTACGGTTACAAGGATTATACAATAGAAGCCGTGTAGTTCGGCAAAGGTAGGAAAATATGACCTATAAATGCTCTATGCAGAAGAAGATTGAAAGCGTTACGAAACGAAATGAATGGTATCGGGGCGAACATGCCGATATATTTGACGATATCCGTAGGGACACGTCTAACTCATGGTACATAGGTGCTACACGTATGATGCCGAGAAAATCGGGTGCCGTTACAGGGGCTATTGAAGATGACGATTATCGTGATAGATTTGTCATAAACTTTACAGTGGCTTGTGACAATTTCGATTTCGGCCAAAATTCCGAAGAGTTGAAGGAGTTGGCGGATACTTGCTTGTCTATGTCCATTACAGACCGCAGTCCCCGTATCAAGGGTGATATGCTTGTTACGGCTGTGCCACTAGGTAATCCTGTAGCTAAGGGAAACTCCTGGAATTACGATGTCGAATTGAAATATAACGACACGCAAAAAGGAGAAACTAAAATGACGTGTTCAATGCAGAAGAAAAAGGAAAGCTTTAGGAACACCTCCGAAAAGCGTACCGTCACCAAGAGTTACGATGTATATACCTACGACGAACTTTCCGGCGAAGCCAAGGAAAAAGTGAAAAAGATGTTCCTTGATTGGCGTAGTGACGACGGAATGTTCAAAGAGGATTGCGTGAGTGCCCTTAACGAATTGTTCCCTAATTCCGATTTGGACATTGAATATCAACTGTCCTATACGCAGGGTGACGGATTCAACACATCGGGTACCCTAAAAGTGGATGACCTTCTTAATGTTGACTTGTCCTATTATCCTCTCAATAAGTCGGGCATCAATCCGCTTTCGGATAAGAAAGCTATCAAGGCTGCATGTGAGGATGCAGGTATTTCAGAAATTAAGCTGCCTGTAAACCGTAGGTATGGGTATTCTATGGCTGACAGCATAGAACTGGAAACGGACAGCGGCTATTCTGTGGCAGATTTGGAAAGCTTGCCCGAGTCTGAAGTAGCACTATTGAATGAACTTGAAGACTTTGCACGCAGCGTATTCAAGCATATCAATGGCACGTTCAAAGACAACGGTTATGATTATTTCTACGAGATGTCGGATGAAGAAGCATCTGAACAAGCCGACGCAAATGGTTATGAGTTCACCGAAGATGGTGAGATTGCATAAGGAGGTACTATTATGAAAAAGTGTTCGATGCTGAAGAAGATTGAAAGTCTTAAAAAGAAGTCCGAGGCTGCTTCGGATATCATTCGTGTGATTGCTGAAAACGTTATGCTTACCGTCAATGACGTGTATGTAGACGAACATGGAGGTTCCTTCTCGGTTGAAATTCCCGAAGAAGGCAAGTCCTACGATTTGCTTTATATGAAGGAAATGATTCGTGGCATGTGCGAAGATTGCACGGGTTACGCTGACTATTCCCGTGACGGCAGTGAACTTCTCATAAAAGTTATGGCAGGCGAAATGGACGATAATGGCGAATGGACGGGTGACTATTACACGGCCTATTCGTTCCGTTGCACCGCACGTATTATGAAATCTTCCCTTGAAGGAATCATAGACTTCCTAGACGAAGAATAGTCCCGAATATGCCGAAATTATTAAGAGTGCCCCGATTGCTCGGGGCATTTTCTGTATGTCCATTCTCTTTCACATAAATTAAATATAACAGGTTATCTAACTTATATAACAAATTACCTATAAAATATCACTAGGTATCTTGTTATATTTGACATTTTCTGACATTTTTATGCTGTCATGGTCGAAATGCCCGTGACTTTTTATTATATTCTCCAATTAAGAGGGAGGGCATTTCCCTGCCAATACTTGTATGACAAACATGCAGATTCCCTTATAGGAGGGCGGCTTTCGAAGAGACGCCTGCACTTACAAACAAACTAACCCTATCAAGGAGACCATTACTATGGTTAATTTCCGTAAGAAACTCCGCGAAGACGATTCCATCGTTGAAATTGGTGATGTCAAGCTTGACGCCAAGGAAACCGAAGTCGTGTTCGCCGATGAAGAAAAGGACATCCAGGTTGTCGTTTCCCCCGACCCGGAAAACGAAAACTCCGTGACTGTCGCAGTCCTCACCAACTCCAAGGAAGACGTGGAAGAAGAAGAAGTTCTTGGTTCCGCTTCTGTCGAAGGCAGTGAGGGCGAAGGCGCTGAAGAAGCTCGCAAGGCTGCCCGCCGTGAAGCTTTCCGCAAGCGTCTCGAATCCCGCGCCAAGGCTAAGAATGCACCCGCCCGTAACGAGGCTCGTGTGTCCGAGTTCCGTAAGCGCCTTGAAGCACGCCGTGCCGAAAAGAAGGCAGAATCCAATAAGGGTGCTGCTTTTGCCGACCGTAAGAAGTCCATCGCTGAAGCACGTGCGAAGTTCCGTTCCAAAATTGGCAAGAAAGCCTAACCCAAGGAGGAGTCAACATGAAGACTTCCGTTGAAGAAATGTCTAACCAGAAGTACAACCGCCTCGTGGAAAGCTACGAAGCGCGTTACAGCAAGCAGTTCGAAGCTCTTGCTAAGTCCCCGTCGTTCAAGGGCACCCTGTCCAAGAATGCCATGTATAACCTCGGTATGCAGATGGACAACTACAAGCGTTACGAGTCCTACGTGAACGAAAACTCCTCGGCTTCCAGCCTCGGTGTTCTCCCGCGTGTCGCTCTTGACCTTATCTCTGCTACCTATGCCCTTTCCATTGCTCCGCAGTTGGCAAGCGTGCAGACCCTCGAAGAATCCCAGGGTCTTATCTACTTCAAGAAGACCTTCACCCACGGCTATCCGCTGACGGCTCAGAACGGCCTCCCGACTCTCCCGGAAGACCGTTGGATGGATGCCGATGGCAAGCTTGACGGTGAATCCACCTTTGCAGGCGCTTGGAAGAAGTGGTACGATTCTCGTCCGCGTCCGGCTACCGATGGCACCACGCCTCTCAGCCCGGATACCCTCGCAGCCAAGAACTTTGACGCTATCACTTTCAACGCTCTCAAGGGCTGGCAGGCTTCCCCGACTAGCTACATGAGCGAACGTCAGTTCGTCATCGCTGCCGATGGTTCTGCCCGTATCAAGTACGGTATCGGCAATCTCCGTTGGAACGTTCCGATTAACGTCCGTCTCGTTGACGCTAGCGGCAATGTTGAAGATTCCGTCGGTGTCTGCGCTGGTCCGGGTCAGTTGCCGACCTTCTACGGCAAGGTTGCCGTGACCGCTGCACAGGACGGTGCGGATATCGTCCTCACCATCCCGCAGGGATACCAGGGTGGCGTGACCTATGACGTGGACTTCGAAAAGGCCCCGGATGTCCCGGCCATCGAATACAGCCTTGACAGCAAGATTGTCTCCGCTGAAATCATCGGCTTGAAGGAAAACCTTGGCACGTTCAAGTCCTTCCAGTTCAATAAGCGTTTCGGCAAGGCTGCTTCCGATGAAGTTCTCGCCGACCTCACAGGCCACATGGCCATGGCTGAATCCGAAAAGATTCTCAACGCTTACAGAATGAGCGCTAACAAGTGGAAGCCGATTACTTGGAACCTCAACAAGACTGCGGGTATCAGCGAGTTCGAACACCGTCAGTCCTTCCTCTATGCTATCCAGGCTGCTTCTGCTGCTATCGGTAGCCGTGCAGGTAAAGGTCATGCCAACAAGCTCGTTGCTGGCTATGTCGCTGCACAGTACATTGCATCCCTCCCTGGATTCCGTCTTGCACCGCAGACGAACCTTGTCGGTCCGCACGTGTACGGTACCCTCGAAAACGAAGGTATCACGGTTATCCGTAGCAATGCCGTCGTCGCCCCGAACGAAGTTATCGCCGCTTACAGCAGCGACAACAGCCCGTTCGAAGCCCCGGTTGTGTGTGCAACGTATATGCCTGTCTTCTTGACGGACACCATGCCTGTTGCAGACAATCCGTTCCAGACTCAGCGTGCTATCGCTTCTTGGAAGGCTATCGAACCTGTCGTTTCCGAATTTGTCCAGCGTATCATCATTACGAAGGATGCGGAAGCCCCGGCAGATGTCAATGTCTTCCTTACTACCACCCCGAACGGTGGCAGTGGAAGCAATGGCTAATTGTTGCCTGTAGGCTAAGACCTATGAGTGCCCCCGTCGCAAGGCGGGAGCACTTTTTTTGTACGTGCATGTAATTGTTCCGTACATTTTTTATTATTTTTATTTCTGTATTAACCGTAAGGAGCGCTTCTATGTCCGAAGATGAAAAGCCCGAATCCTATTCCTATAACGCCTATATCTTGGCTATGTATGCCGACGCTGAACTGCGTGACGAGTCATTGTGGACAGGCAACTTTACGGGCGATGTCCTCCCGTATGTCGTATAACAAGGTTTTTCAACAAAAGGTATAGGTATGGCTATGAACAAATTAAATTCACCCGATGGGGATAAAGGAAATACTATGAGAAACGAACGTAGAAGCACTGACGATTACTTGCAGGAAGTCTATGACAGCCTCGTGGCTGTATGGGACAAGAACAAGTTCGATATGTCCAAGGGTTATGACGATGAATACGAATGCGAGTGCATCAAGATTACTTACAAGGACAATGATGGAGTCTATGCGAAGATTTATGTGGACGACTATGAGGGAAAGCACCCTGTAGCCTTTGATGTCGTGTATCGCTATCCTGGCGACAAGGGAGTAGGTATCAAGGGTACTTATGAATTTCAGAGTACGGACTTTGACGAAACTGCTCCAGAGATTTTCGATTACTTTGACGAAGTGGCCAAGAAGGCAAGTGAAAGTCTAGAACCGCATATAGACTTGGACAAGCGTGGCGATGCGGAATTGTGCGAGGACGACCCGATTAAGCTTCGTAGGGATATCAATTCCCGTGGATATTTTGTGGACGACAAGGGCTTCTACAATGTCTACGTGGGCGCATCCTTTAAGGGGAAGTTCGCATCTGTGGAAGACGCTGCCGAAGTTGGTTATACCCTGGTGGAGTCCAAGAAGTGTGAAGCTACCGATGAACAAGTCAGCAGAGCACAGGCTTTGTTGGACTCTATGGACCCCGACCAGTCATTCTCTTATTACGATGAATACGGTGATTATATTAAAGGGGTTCCGCATAGAACTATTTTGTTTGAAGCTCCTACAGAGGGTGGAAAGTTATTGACCTTCGGTGTTGAGTTTATTGACAATACATTGAGCAGCATTTATGTTTGCGATGAAGATGGCGAATGGTTTGACGAAGGTACTGATTTTGAGGATATTAAGAAAGACCCCGAAGGTTGGTACAATGCTGTGATGCGTAAGGTTCCCGAAGATAAGAAGACGGAAGGTCTTGGTACGAATATAAAGAATGCACAACCGAAGGTCTATCTTGTAAGTGAAGTTGCGGAAAAAGATTTGTATGATAGCTACGATGATATTCTTGACGTGCTTGAAGGTACACAGAGCTTCGTTTCAGTGGAAACGGCAGAAGGTCATGAAGAATTACCTTTAGGGTATGACCGTGACAAGAACGTTCTGCTTATTTATGATGATGACGCCTTGACGGATGACGTTGTAGATACGGCTAAGATGCTTGTGATGAATTTTATTACAGGACAATCTGCTGTCAGTGAAAAGCCGCTTACAGATGATTACGTATGTATCGTGGATGGTATGTATTATACGACTACTTATTATGTGCCAGAATCCAAGAAGTCCGAAGATACAAAAGTAGGCAAGTTCACAATTATGCCGAAAGATACATCTAGGAAACAAGCGGGTATTAGGGCATACCAAACTCGTTTGGGTGAAATGGGCTTTAAGTCTAATCTTCACAACAATGGCGATTATATACACGATTATGTCAAGGAAATCGGCAAGATTCCTGGTGCTACTGTTTATGTTGGAACGATTGACAATTTCCAAAAGAATACCCAAGAATATCAGTATGAAGCCGAACTTTATATGGAAAACGAAAAAGGTATTCGGAGTAACATTGAATATATGCCGTTTGCCATAACCGATATTTCGGATGGAATGCAGCGTAAGATGTATTTCAATCGTCTTAATGCCCTTATTAAAAAAGGCACGGACTTTGTGAACAATTATGAATCTAGTGAATCCTGCAAGAAGTCCGAAAGTCTCACTTTGAAGCAGAAGGAACTCAAGGACATGGTGCGTTACGGTGAAGCCGAAGACATCACTACCATTTCTAATGAAGAAGCTAAAGAACTACGCAAAAAGGGTGTTGAAACCGTGGGAATCAGCCGTGGTACTTACGGTATGAACGGTGCACTGCTCCGTGACAAGGATGGCAATAAGTATGTCATCACCGCCCGCAGTTCCAATCTTTTTTACTTTGTATAAAGAGGAAATACCTATATGAACAAGAGTTCCATGCAGAAACGAATCGAATCATTCAAGCAGTCCGAAGCAGCTGGAAACAGCGTTTCCAACTTCAGAAGGGATAGCCTCGGTGTTTCCTTCGACGGTAAGTTCGGCACTATGCGCAAGGCCGAAGATTGGGTAATCTACCCGACGAAGGCCGATGACAAGACTTTTGACATACAGAGCGACAAGCGCTGGGCAACCATCGACAAGGATACAGGAGAGATGTGGCTTTCCGCCCCGCATAGCTTTGCCAACAATTACGTTCTTGCCATGGACAAGCGTTCCGGGAAGGCACAGCACATTACTTTGGAACCCGAAGTTCTGAAGCAGTTCCTTGACGCTATTGGCGACCGTCGTATTATGGACCATAGCCTTGACAAGATTGCCGTTAGTTCGGACGTGACCGATGCGGAACTTCGTGGGGAATCCGTGAAGAACGAAGCCCGCTACTTCGCAACTGCGGATTGGTGGAAACGCTTCCAGGACGACTACAACGATATGTATGACGGCATGGGCTTCGAGTTCAAGTTTGACGGACCGAACAATAAGGCGGATATCTATTCCAACGGGAAGATGCTCGGCTCGATTTCATGGAAGGGTAAGTATAAGCTGCTCGATGAAGACGGGAAGTGGCTCTACAGGAGCAATGCTCCCGAATTTAGGGATTTCATCTATAACTTGGTCAAGTATCATGGTGACGACATGAACAAGCACTACAATGGTACTGTAGCCAAGCGTAGCTGGGAAGACTATGATGCGGATTCTGCCTATTCTAAAGTCAGCGGACCTGTGGCGGATGCCTACAAGCTGCTTGACGGCTATTTTTGCGATGACAAGGGTGCCTTGACAAAGGATGCACTTGATAAGGTATATCTGACTTATAGGAACGAACGTGACCTTTACGACCGTAGTAAGATGAAATCCGTGCAGTCGCATTCTCTTGCGTGGGATGCGTTACTTCGCGAAATCAATGCTACCCTCGAATGGGACGACGAATATCCGCATGCTACTAAGCTGTCTCCTATGCAAGTGAAGACTTGGTTTAAGCTCAAGAATCGTGATTTCAAGGAAGACCTCAAGCCGTTGGTTGGCGCTATAGATGCTTATCGTAGCAAGGGAGAATCCAAGAAGTCCGAAGCAGCAGAGTCCGATTTTATTAAGGATTTCCGTGCCTATATGGCCACAATGGTTGGTGAATCCTACGACGAACAAGACCTTATCGGTTGGGGATGGGAATGGAAGTCTGAAGAAGACGAATACGTTGATGGCGAAAAGACTTGTGTTGCAACTTATACTATGACAGACGACGGTGTTCCGTACAAGTTGGTTGTAAAGTGGAATAGTTTTATGGAAACTATTAACGGATACGATTTGTGGCAGGAACAGCCTAGTGAATCCAAGAAGTCCGAAGCCTAAGGCGACAAGGAAGTGTTCACCATTGACCTGTATCGCATTGATGCCGACGGGGAAGAAGAAGGCTTGGACGACATGGCCGCATCCAAAATCTACTACTCCGATGAAGACGCTATCAAGGATGCACAGGGCATTGTCGATGGCTACAAGGACGATGCTGGTGTAGTGTTTGCGGTAGTCATGGGCGGTGAAGTTGAAAAGCCTAGCGGAGACATTGTAGGCAACCCTATTGATATCTATTGGGCATCGTCTAGCGACAAGGCTACGACTTCCGATTTCCGTGAAAAGGCTAGATATGCAGCGTATGACAATGCCATGGATTATTACGCAAAATAAGTTTCAAACAGGAGAAAACAGATGTCTGACAAAAAGTTTAATAACAAGAAGTCCGAAGGCGTTGAAGCCTTGAAAGATAAGGTTGTGTCCGATGGAACCTTGAAGCCACAGGACCTTATTCCGAAATTCCTTGATACCTTGAAATATGACGAGGAAGCCCATTCCAAGTTCTTGAAGGACTTTCCCGAAATCCTTGAAATCCAGTCATGGGATGAATTGGATGAAGAAACGCAGTCGATGCTCGTGGACGAGCTTATTGACGCTCTCAATGGTATTGCTCCCGAAGGTTACTTCTTCGGTGCGTCCGAGGGTGACGGGGCTAGCTTTGGTTTTTGGTCGGTAGGTTCCGACGAATCCAAGAAGCCAGAAGCCAAGAAATGCGAAGCTTCCAACACAATCAAGATGAACATCGACTACAACACGTTCATGCGTCTTTGCGACAGTGCTGCTTATTTGAGCGGTGACAAGGATTATCATGATGCCTTGTGGAATTATTACTTTGATGGCGGTGAGATTACTGTACGTGCTGACGAGTTCTTCGATAACTTGTTCCAATATACAGATTGGAAGGATGCCGAAGAAATCTATGACGAAGTGTTGGACGACGAGTACAAGGATGACAGCAAGTTCAAGGAAGAATGCATACAGGCAGCCATTGACGCAGGGGACCTTGATGCATACCAGCAAGACAACGGCATGTACTTGATTGTTTATTAAATACAGTAAGGAACAGAGATTATGCTTGAACCCGATGACCAGAAAGTTTATTTTACGTCCGATGACCTGTCGGAACTTTATCCCGAAGCCGAAGACCCGATGGATGCTGCTCTTAATGTCCTTGAAGGCGAGCAGTCTTTTATCGTAGTGGATGGCAAGGAATTGCCTTTGGGCTACGATGCTGAAAAGGACGCTATCATTATTGAAGACTACGAGGCATCCCCCGAAATTGTCCGAAAGGCTCGCCAACTTATGCAGTTGTTCGTGGATAACGAACTGTTCACTACCCGTGATATTGAAGGGCAGAATGGGTATATGCCTGATGGCGACTATCCGTATTCCGTGAATGTGGCAGACGGACAGTCGTATAGCGTTGTGTCCTATTATCCATCCGAAGAAATGATTTACCCGACTGAAGTTAGTATTTGGTCGGGCAGTGGCTATACCACGAATGACATCTATGTGGACGTGGATGCCGACAATGCCCAGGGTGCTCTTGAAGTAGCCGTGGCTGTTGCGGACAAGCGTGGGTGGACAGCTATTTTGTTAGACCCTGCCGAAGTTGAACAGGATATGGCAAATGACGGTCATTACAATATGGAAACGGGCGAGGGCGATAGAGTTTTTGATGAAACTTATCTGTATGTGGACGCAACTATGGAAGGTGCTTCACAGCCGTATTATGTGTATGCAGAGAACCTGAGTGTTCGCCCGAATGAGTATTTGAAAATTAAATAGGAATAATACAGGAGAATTTACGATGACTTTGAAAATCAATACCCGTAAGTTTGAAGGCAAAGTATCCAGTGCTACGCAGCGTGTACAGTTCCGTAGTAATGGCGTTCATGAAAGTTACAAGGATTATGACGCCATAACCAATTTCCTTGAAGCCATACTTGACGGTGCCAATACTATGTTTACACGGGTCTATACTTCCGATAATGGCCCCGGTGAGATTTGTATAGAAATCGAAGGTTGGGATTCTACGGATGGTGACTGTATTATGTCTATCGTGTTTGACGAACAGGAAAGTTTTGAAGACACTATAGGTGAAATTGCTAATGAACTTGAAGACTATGCAAGTGATTTTGACCCAGAAGAAGAAGCAAACAAGTATATGAATGCTAATGTTCCGGGAACACCGTCTTTGCGTAAGCTGTTAAAGGCTATGGATGAACGAAAGGCGGACATGGTTGCTTTGGCGGATGCCGTTAGGGCAGCGTATAACAAGATGTAATTAACGATAACTGCAAGAAATCCCATCTATCTTTAGTGGGTGAGATGAATTGCCAGAAAGAATAAGGTATATTATGTACAACAATACGGTTGGAACGACCGGAATTTATGCCGAGGGAGATATGGTATGCAATAGCGTAGCAGCTCCGGAATCCTGCAAGCCTATGATGTGTGAAACCCACACGTCTTCAGCGTGTGGGGAGTTCATAAACAGGGGAAGAGTATGTCTTTGAAAATCAAAACACATAAGTTTGAAAGCCGTGTAGCTCCCGCTGCACAGCGTCGTCCGTTTGGTCGTAAGGCTGAATCCCGGAAGAATGAAGAAGCCGAAATCAAGGACAAGCAGTATTACCTTGATATGTTTGATAAAGCGTATAAGGAATGCGTCCAACTAGACATTGACAATGGCGGTAATGGCGAGGGTTGGGCAGATTACTTTACCGACACAAAGAATTATGGGGATTTCACTCAAAAAGAAGCCGACGAAATTGTTGGTTATTATATGGAGTTCCACCCCGAAGCCGATGAGGAACCCGATAGACCTTACAAGGATTGGTTGGATAATACGAGGGGTCTTGTTCTTACCCCGTTGGACAAGGAAATCACCCGTATCTTGAAAGCCCTGTATGCTGCCGACGAATCCAAAAATTCCGAAGCCACGAGTTTCGGTGCTGGCATGTCCAAGCGTACGGATTTTTCCAAGATGCGTAATCTCGGTGACATCCTAGACGCACTTGAAGAACATCGCAAGCTCATGGAAAGCAAGGCAACCGACCTGTCCAAGAGCAAGGAAGATTTGAAGGCTTCTATCAAGGCTCTCAATGAATTTTCCGAACATGTCCTGTTCTTGAAGCAGCAGTCAGTCAAGGGTATCAAGGACGCCATTGCGTTCAACAAGTCTCCCGAAGTCAAGGCCGCCGCCGATGTAGAGAAGCATTTGAAGGATGCCCTCAAGATTCTTTATTCCGACTACGAGAATATCCCAGACGTTACACAGTTGCTGACAGTTATTGACAGCCGTTATGCCACCCGTGGCGACAAAGTTGTTGTATCGTGGGTAGATAATGCCGACCGTGCTATCGAAGTGGATTCCAAGACAATCAAGGACAGCATCGCTGCCGGGGACATCTCCGAAGATGATGTCGTCAAGCTTGTGACCGTAACGTCCGTAACGCACGGTGTCAAGAACAAGGACACTGTTGAAAAATTGACACCCGTTCTTGAACGCATGAATGCCCTGCTTATGACTGCTCCGAAGATTGAAGAAGCTGTCATCGACCCGAAGGAATTTAAGGAACTGCGTGACCTCGTGGAACAGATTGTGAAGGAAGCGTCCACCCCGAAGGACACTATCAAGACCACAATCACTACGCTTTCCAAGGGAGATATCGACAAGATTCGTAAGGAATCCTTCGTATCCGAAGGTCTTCTTGACAAGCTCAAGGAACTTGTTTCCACTCTCAAGGACAAGATTTCTTCCTTGTGGAACTCCTTTACTTCCCTGTTCTTTAGTTTGGAAGATGAAGCGCTAGAATCTGCTGATACCTTCGCTGAAGTCGAGGAAACCTTTGCCATCATGGGTATCGTGGTCGAATCCTATGTGGCGAAGCGTATTCCGCTGGGTAAGCAGTTCGAAGTCCTTACTAAATCCGTCCTTCATTGTTGTGACAGGCTTGTTAAGGATACATCCCTTGCAGGCGAGTTCGACGACGAAGTTATCTACACAGAAGAAGCCGTCAAGAATGCCGTTGAATCGTTCCATGCTTTCGGAGAGGCCTGCAAGACCTTGAAGAACGCCCTGTCCTACCACAAGAACGAAGACAACATGAATGTCATCGGTATTCTTGCGGACGCCATTACCCAGATTGTAAATGATGACAATGGCGGTTCGGTTGAGGGTGATTCCGACTCCGAAGAAGACGAAGATTCTGTAATTAACCGTGTCGAACGGGAATACAGCCCCGAGGGTGGCGAGGAAGGTGAAGAAGGCGGAGCCGAACTTTCGGGACAAGAAACTGAAGAAGAACCAAATACAATCGGTTAATAGTTTTTCCATAGGAAACTTGCAAGTTGCCGAGAATACCTCGGCAACTTTCATTTTGTTGCCATGGTGCTATATTGTACATGACAGCCACGGCATACAGAAAGGAACAATGTATGACGTTAAGTGAAAAAACAAAAGAACTCTATGATTCGTTGAAGCAGGAGTGCGCCGAGAAGAACTTGAACCTTGCCTGGGAAGTACACAAGGCATTGAAGAAGTTCCGCAGCGAGCATCCCGACCTTGACGAGCAGTGGTCTCTTGAAGCCTTGAAGTGCTGACCGAAATTGACAGATACTTTATAGGTATTTTGTTATATTTATTAGGTATCTTGTTATATTACTAGGTAATTTGTTATATTTATTTTGTATAAAATAAATCTTTGTTCATTAAACCAAAATTCTGTGGTAATGCTCCGCAGAATTTTTATTATTTTTAAAATGTTGCAACAAAAATTAAAGGAGTATTCCTAAAATGAATTTTACCGAAAATGCAAAGACTAAATTTTGGGCAGACCTGCACGCAGGAATCAAGTCCACGTTCGGTCATTCTATCGGTGAGGCTTTCCACCTTGACCAGTACAAGAGTGGTCGCTTTACGTTCACCGAATCTGTCACGGGCGGACCGGGCGCTGTCACACAGCTTATGGACAGCTTGAAGGCATCGTCCCCTGTCATCGAGTCCGTTCGTATGACACCAATTTCTAACGGTTACAATGCCACGTACAATGTATCCGTAGAGTTCGACCCCATGAAGGCCGAAGCCGTTTACAGTGACGGGAAGAACAGCGTCAAGTCGTTCGAGAAGGACGGCAAGACCTATATCGTCGATGACGACGGTTCCGCCATGGAAGTCGATGACGCAGACAAGTTTATGGATTCGTTAAACAAGACTACGGGTTCTAGTTTCAAGAAGAAGGAAAACGCCGATGAAGTCGATATGGACGGATTCCCTATTGAACTTGATTCAGTAATTGCACTTGCCAATGAAGCCCTTGACGGTACGGGTGTCACTATTTCCAAGGAAGACGGGAAGCTTGTTGTTCGGGGCAATTCCGAACTTGTGAAACCTACACAGCAATATCTCCCTGCACCGAGCTATGATATGGAAGTCATGGACGGGGGCTATGACGACGATACGGGGGACCTCGTAGTGTCTGTTCCAGACTACCCGTCCGATGCCGAGCTTGAACAGCTTCGTTCCTTCCTTATTGATGCCGTGAACTACGTCATTGACAACACGCTTTCTAAGGCCGACACTTGCAGTGACGATGAATGGTGTGACGCCATGGAGAAGGCCGAGCCGTGCGAGTCTTACGCACGTAAGTACGGCTATCTTGGCGAATCGTTTGTCGGTAGCGACAAGCAGAAAGTCGCTGTATTGGTGAAATCCTTGTTGCAGGAAAACCGTATCGAGGAAGCCAAGGCTGTAGCCACTAAGCATATGGGTGCGGAAATGGCCGAAGGATTTACCCGTAAGTATGCACCGGAAAAGGTTGAGGAAAAGCACTCGGCTGTCATTACCGACGAGATGGCATTGCTTGACAGGATGCATGAATCCGCCATGAACCGTGCTCCCGAAAAGGCCGTAGAGATGGATTCTCTCGTAGCCAAGAATTTGTTCAATAAGAAGGAGAATGTCTGATGCCTATTAACGATTCCGCAGGTTTAGGTGTTTACCTTATAGACAAGTCGCAGCGTGCGGCAACTGCCATCGGTTTCCGTTCGGCAGGCGCCATCGAGTCCGACCGTGGTCTGTGCGGCAAGCCTACCCTTATTACTAGCGACGACGACTATGTGAAAGTGTTTGGTTCACCGAGTATGGAACGTCATGGTCTCGCTGCCATGGAAGCTTACATGCTCGCCCAGCGCAAGGTCCCGCAGGTCCTTATTAGAGCCAAGAAGCCGACAATGGGTCCGGGTGCACAGCCGTTCGGTGTCATGTCCTTCACTGTCGATAAGAACGAGGGGCTTAAACTCAATACTGCCGACAAGGCTAACGCCATTGTAGCCCCCGCAGAAGACAGTAGCACGGTCTATCTGTACTTCAAGGGTGAAGGCACGTATTGCTCGTCCAAGGTCAGTGCAGCCAACAATGAAAAGCCCAACATTGTATTACGAATGTGCAAGCCGTCTACGCAGTCGGCCTACGCCAAGGAAGGCAGGTGCTTGCAGTTGCAGGTGTTTGACTTTGAGGGTCATGACCACATTGATGAAGATACTCCCGCCGAGCTTGCGTTTAATCCGGCGGTGTCCTCCGTCATCAATGAGAGTGGCGAACTGTATTTGAAAGGCTATAACCTTCAAAACGGGTCGGGTAGCACTGTTCCTGGTGTTGGCAAGGTCAATATTACCGCATTCGTCAATGGCCGTGTGGCTGCCTTGCCGGAGTTCAATTACAGTGACTTGAAAGCGGATACAGTAGATTCCGAAGGTGATACGGTTCACCACTATAATGGAATGTTTGACCGTTTCATCGACGCAATCCTGTCCGCACGTACGAGCGACGGTGAACCTGTCATCGACAAGGATTGGACAGATGGCGTGGGTATGGTTTATAACCCCGGTGACGGAAGTGGCATTGACACCCTTACTCCGGGATGCTATTACCTTGATGCCCGCAAGGAAGATGAACATGGGAACCTTTCACGTCAGATGCTCAACTGTTTCGAGCTTTCTATCACATTGACGGCATCCGTGACGCTCCCTGTATCCGAAAAGAGTCCGAGCGACCCGGAATACCGTAGGCTGACTCGTGGGTTCTATGGATTCCCGTGCGGCAATGTTACCATTACGGGTAACTCCACTGACGGCTACTTTGCCAAGTTCAGCATCACCACGCAGTTGTATCTCACGAACCGTAACGAGTACATGTACTTGGGTCCGCAGAACTCCTACTGGGCATCCTATTGGAACGCCTACTGCAAGGAGACTTACATCCTTAGTCTGTCGTTCGATGATTTCGATGCGAACTATTTCACCATGCAGGCCGATGCGGTCCTTAACAGTTCTAAGTATATCGTGGCTAAGTCTAGCGATACGTTCGACGACTACACGCTTGACTATGAAAATGACCCGATTACGAACAAGCTGCATTACTACGATGCCGATGATATCGAATCGAACGATATCGTGGTTCAGAACAAGTCGTATGCTTATTCGCAGGCATTGCAGGTGTTGTTGACGGATAACCTCACGGGATGGCGCTGTCTTGCCACGCCGAACCTTGGTGACGTGATGAACCCCGCCGATTACGTTGCAGCCATTACGGCTTCCAACCAGTCTACGTTCGGTATCTCCAATATTGGTCGTCCCGCTTCCGTGGACGTGTTCGGAAATCTTACGGGTCGTCATGGAAACCGCTTCATTGCGGACTACTGCCAGTATGCTTATCGCACTCTTGCAGGCAAGCGTACAGCCGTCACCATGGCATGTCTCGTGGCCGACTTGCTCAACAGTCATTACAACGAAGGTATCGAGGCTCGTCCTCCGTTCGGTCCTAACTACGGTCAGATTGCATGCACGGCTCTGTCACAGCAGTTCAGTGGCCCGGAACGCAGCGTGCTCGCTACGCAGTACAAGATTAACCCGGTTATCGAAGATGGCGGTTTCTTCCTTTGGAAGGAATGTACGTCGCAGATTACCGAAACGTCCTTGTCGGACATTCACTGCATCATCTCGTTCTTGTGGATTAAGTTCGCAATCTATGACGCCATGAAGTCATTCGTGGCCGAATATAACGACCAGTCCACAGTGAACCGTGGCTTGAAAGTCTTGAAGGACTTGAACCGTTACTTCATCGACCGTAACTATATCGAGGAAGGTATCCCCAACGCCGACAAGAACGTTATCGGCGACAAGGTGCTTCGTTTTGATTACAGTGTCCGTTTCAAGGGTGTCGCAGATTTCGTGGATGTCTATATCACGGCTTACAGTCAGACGCAGACCCTTGCGGTCAGTCTCGCAGAGGAGGGCTAGTCTATGCCACAGAACATCAAGATTGGCGAAATGCTCGGTAAGGATTTCAAGGAATACAACTACATGGTTTCGACCAACTGGCGTATCCATCTAGAGGACAGCCCCGAGTTTCGGCAGCTTCTAGATGACCAGTCCGATGGACACCCGTCTGTGATTCAGCAGTTGTCCTTCGCCTGCCATTCGGACTTCCAGTTCGAAGCGTCCATAGAATATGCCGAGGCTGAAATAAAGGGTATTCACATATCGCAGGCTGCTTGGCAGGACCGTTACATTGAATCCTTGCCGTTGGATGTCTACGAAAACATGGACCACCGTGTTTTCAAGGCGCTCATGGCGGCGGCCAACAAGACTGCGGGCTATTTTAACCACCGTAACATCAACGAGAAGTCGGCCTATACGTTCAGCGGTATCCGCTTGGAAGCTCTCGGTAATTCTACCACGGATGGTGAAGTTGCCCCGACGCTTATTTACTATCTCGAAGGTGTGCAGATAGTCACCGTGCAGTCCCCTAACTACACGTCTACCGATGCTGAAATCGGTTCCGTGCAGCTTGAACTCAAGGCGCATGGATGGACCCACAGCGGAGAAACTACCTAAGCTCTTTTATTGTGTCCCCTCGTATCCCGTCTGTCTAGTGCAGGCGGGATTTTTTGTTGGCTCCCTATATGTTTATAGGCAGCTGGTTTGTCCGAATTTCTTAGAAAATATCTATATTTCAAGCATGGCATTTGATGAAAGAAAAGGTCTGACGATACGTTCGGCGATAGACACTACGTACCTGGATACGTCCCACTTCGATGTGGAATGCTCGTTTCCGAAGCCTGCCTTCGAGGACTTGGACAAGCTGACCATCTCGGACGTGGATGGCCTGCGTCCGTTCATTATGGACGGAGGGCAGCTAAAGACACAGGAAATAACCGTAAGTGCTCATGTGTCCAACAGGCAGGAACTCTTGCTACGGACTCTTTACACGTTAACTGTGCATCCGGGCTATATAGACTTGAGATATCCCGTCATAGTGACATGGGGCCACAAGGACAACCCCGTGCAGTTGCAGTGCTACCTTTCCAACTACGTACCGCCCGATTCTGTGAACTATAAGGATGCGGAGATACTTAGTGTAAAGCTCACCTTGCGGGCAATCGAACTACAACCGAGGAGACAATAATGCTCATACCTGTAAAATCGCTTCCGTCCAATTTCAAGCCCTATAAGTTCAAGCACTTCAACATGAAGGCCATGAGCTTGCAGCAGGCTATAGACTTGGGCAAGAACCCTACGCTTAAAGACATCACAAAGCTGTTGCAGATTCTGGTAGGTGACGAGATTGACGCCAGCGCCCTTGTTCCCGTAGACGTACGGTACTTGTTAGCCATGCTATCGTTCCATGCCTATCCAAAGCAGTCGTGGACACTTGAACTGACCTGCCCGCATTGCAAGGACAAGCACAAGCGCTCCATCACCATGCAGGATTTCCCGCCTGTTCCGAGTCTTACTGACGATGACCCGTATCCTCTTACGATTGACGACGGGAAACATGTATGGGAACTTGGTTATCCGTCCGTAGAGGCGTGGGATGATATGGTTAGCAAGCTTGGCATGTCCCGCAATACGGATATCTCGGAGTTGAACCCTGCCACGTTTGTGGACCTGGTTACTCCGTATATTCTCAAGGTTGACGGGACGGCTGAAAATATTCGCGAGAAGGTCCTTGAAATTGACGATTTCGGTGTATTGAACGTGATGCTTGAAGCTATCAAGGCATATTTCCTTGACGATACGGAAGCCGAGTTTGAATGTCCCAAGTGCAAGAAGAAGTACAGTGTAGCGTTGAGTGCCCTGGAGGTCACTCAATATACGCCGTTTCTTGACAAGGCAGCGACTAGCAGATATAAGGTTAATTTTAGGCTTTGATGTGGACATGGACAAGTCCGTAGCCGAAGTCGAAGATTTCCTGCGGGCTAGGGAAGACATGTTGGAAAAGGAAAAGAAAAAGACTACTAAGCGGTAGGATGTGCATATGGCAACTTTGCAGGAATTGATGGCAGGATTGAAGAATCAGCGGGATAGGGCTTCCGAGAACTCTCCCGTGGCTACGACATTGGGAAAAGCCGTGTCGGGCATGAATCTTGTAGCTTCCGCTGTATCAAAGTTGCATGGGGCTATAGAGGACCAGGTGGCGGCCAATCTTGCTGTACGCAAGACAGGTGAATCCAAGGACGTACAGCAGATTATCCGAAACCTGTTGCAGGCTAAGGTGGCAGAGAATACCATCGAACGTGAGCGAAACAAGCGCATGATGGATATGGCTGAACGTGTAGTTCCTCAAGTTACAGAGGAACAGCTAGAAACCTTGAAGTTGCAGCAGGAAGCCTACAGGGCGCACAAGAAGGAGATGGCGGAAGCCGAATTTGCCGTGACGGACAAGTACCGTACGCTTGAATCAGCCGTAGGAGGACTTGAATCCAAGGCGCAGGACCCGTTTTCTAAATATATTATGAGTGGCCTTGGTAGATTCATTAAGGATAGGCAAGGCTCACGCATTGAAGATACCAAAGAGAGGTTTGCTATTTCCGCAGGAAAGGCGGGAATATCCGACCCCGGTTCCGCATCTAAGTTGTTTGCAGATAGGGAGCAGCAGGTAAAGGCCCTTGCAACTCTCGGGTCGAGCATTGAGAAATCATTTCTGTCCGGCAAGGCTACAGTATCCGTCCCTAATATTGAAGGGGCGTTAAACGGCATTGCGGGCGCTATCAACAAGTCTAGGGAATCACAGGCAGAAGTGCCAATACTTACCCGTGCAGAAATATCCGAGAAGGCCATAGCCGATACTGCTTCGGAAGCTACCGTCAAGGAAGTCCTAAAGGGAACGCCACCCGTAGCCACAGGACCGCAAGATAAAACTGTACAGGCGGAAATTCCCGCTATTACCCCGAATGCACCTCCGGCCAATGCAAGGTTCGAAAAGGCACCCGTACAGGGTACAAGACCCATGACTCCTGCTGTATCTCGTCCTCCACAGGCTACTGTAACATCACCTGCCGTTGGTGTACTTGGCAGCAAGGCCGGAGCGGTAAACTTAGCGGGTATAGGTAGTGCATTAGGGGGCATAACTACGCAACTCGGTTCATTGGCAGGTTCCGCTGTCAAGTTTCTTGGTCCGTGGGGATTGATAGCTAGCGCTTTCATGTCCTTTGATAGGATGATACCTATTCTAAGTACGGGGGCTGGTGCGCTGATGGACATGGCCAAGATACTCATACCGCTTACAGTAACACAGCTTATAGAGGGTTTTGCGAACGTCGTAGCGGGACTTAACGGAATTATTAACATGCTGCCGGGTACGAAGAACCTGGACAAGATGTATGCAGGGATGGCCAAGACTAAGGACCCTCGGCTGATTGAGGCGGAAAACAAGTATAAGGCACAGCAGGCTAAGGAAAATGCCATTACCGAAAAATCCAAAAACGGCAACAAGGCGCTAGTCGTGGATACTACGTCTGTTAGAGCGAATGTAGATAGGACAAATCTACGTCAACTTAGACGGACGGAGCGCATGCGGCTTACCAATCCATCGGAAGCATCCGCTATTGAGGACATGTCCCGTACAAGTGCATCTGCTAGAACAGGGGATACTGCTATGGTTGAAAATTGGAAGGAGCAGGTTGCACAAAACCAAATTATGCGTGAAACCGTTATGGAAGCTGCAAGAAATCCAGGTACCACCCCTATAGTAGTGCAGAACCCGTATGCTGTTCCATGGTTCGCATAGATGGAGATGTGATATATGGCAGACAAAGATATAGAATCCCTTGAATTTCGTAGGCATGCTCGCCGTAATTGTTATAGATATGGACCACTGTTCATATATTCTGACCGTATGATTATTCTTGACGAGCATAATTTCCCGTCATATGATAAAAAGGACAGTACAGGGGCTGTGGAAAAGTTTCTTTCTCTTGTACAAAGCCTTGGTTCTATTGCCAGCGGGAATGATGCCCAGCAGAAGTTGGCCAAGCCGTTGCCGGGTGTTGCATGGGGTAGCGACTCGCTATCTTACACAATAGGTTTGCAAGGTACTATGTATTTCATGGATTACCGTGATTATATACAGAACAAGAAAAATATACGTAGGGAGTTCTTGTCGCAAGGATGGAAGCAGCTTCGGGACAAGTCGGATAAACTCGGAATATCTGTCATGTCGTATATACCGAATAACAGCGGTGAGAGAGCTTTATTTAATGACGACCCGGTAGATGCGGCAGGTACTGCAATGATGGTATCTGCTATGCAGAACGCTACATTGCAGGTAAAGAGGCTTAGTGCCAACTTGCGTAACGAAGTCGGTGACTATGCCTTGACTTCCAGGGATATCGAGACACGGCAAGCTATAGCGGCTATTAGGCATGACGGTCTGGTTTCATCGTTGGGTTCTTTCGGTGTAGACTTGGCGAACAGCATCGACGCCTTCGGGGCAAACATGAACTCGGGTCTTGTAACTAAATGGGCTACAGCGGGACATCCTGTGGAACTTCTTGTAGAGGGGGAATCCGTAGCTAGGAGCGTGAACGGCGTTCTTGTAACTGCGAGACTTACTGAAAAATCTTATGTGGTTGACGGTAGCTCCGGCGACCAGATATATCCTACAGCCATGGATGTATCCATAGATGTCAAGAATATGTACGGTGCGCTGTTAAACACTTCATCGGGAGGCTGATTTCCATGGTAGAATTGAAAAGTATTGAAAGATTCTTGTCCAACAACAGCAGCATGGACCCGCAGACAGTTATGGGTTCTATACAGGTTGCTACCCTGCGAAACAAATACCGTCCCGATAGGATGGGTTCTAGGGACGCCTACATGAAATGGGACTTGATTTACAGCGGAATAGATACCCCGCATAGGCTTGCTCCCGGAGGAGTGCTGGGGGTAGTCGATAGGCGGTGGCTTGCTACAGAAATTAATGGGTTGAAGGATTTCAAGATTTAGGGATTACTAGGAATATGTTGGAATGCAGTCTTGGTAAAATTGACGGAGTGGTTCGCCACAAGGCCTTGTCCGCGTATACGTTCGTGGAATTTACTGTACCCGTGGAAACATATTCGGACGCTCCCGTATTTTCAATGACGATAGATAATGTCACTGACGATTACGAAGTATTGGCTAGTGAAGTATATATGCGCCCAGGAGATAAGACTGTTGTAAAGATAACGGCTATACGTTCTGGGCAACGAAGTTGGTTTGATACATACCCTGTATCTGTGGATTCCGCTGAAGCGGCTACTATTCTGAACAGCTTGGGAATAAGCAACGGTCCGCAGGTCCCTGTGACACTTCTGAACCTGTTCTTGACCCGAGGGCAGTTGGCCATAGTGCTTGCTAACATGTCTCCGAAGACGGCTTTCGTGGATTTCTCCGAGAATAAGGTGCTATATTATTCTGACATGTACAAACAGAAACCTACGCAGGTGCAGGTGGCGTTCCGTAGGATATACAGCCATGCCCCTATAGCAGGGTACGTTGGATGGGAACAGCTTGTCACGGGAGTATTCCCGAAGGATACACAGGTCGTGCTGCCTTTCGGGCAATTCGGCAACGTTGACCAGGTTACGATGGAAAACTTGATGAACAACTGTAACGACATATCCAAGCTGTTTTCGGACATGCAGATAGTTACGTTGCCATATGAGCTTCCCTTGGGTTCTACGGTATTGAGCGCCCTTACGCATGACAAGAAGGTAATTGTGGCCATCGAGGAACAGTGGGATGCACAGGATAACGTGCTCGCGGCGTGCTACTGTGTTTAAGTCCGGAAAAATTTGAATTTTCTATAATAGCTATTGACAGTCCGTGGATAATTAGTTATATTGTAGATGTGTATAGGGAGTAATTTATGTCTTTAAAAATCAAGATTCGCCAAAATGCGCATATTCAAGAATCGGATATATTCGAGATGGCTTGTTTGCGCAAGAAGAGAACGGGATTGCCCGTTAATATCTATGTAGATGACAGTGGGGCTTGGAAGCAGTCCGGCCATGCGAACCGTATCAAGATTCAGTGTGACAGAGGCGACCATCCTATAACTAGGGATATGGTACCAATGTCTATTGGTGACGAACCCGAAATATTGGTGGATAACCCGAAAATGGAATTGTCTCAATCGGACATCAATGCCGTGAAGAAGTTTGTAGTGGCTAACCAAGATTTATTGAATAGACTTGGTGATGATATAGATATTGATGACTTCATAAAGGCGATGGTGCTGGAATAATGCCTAGCGACTATATAACTATTGGAAGCACTTCCCTAAGTTGTTGTTTCTCTGTCGATTAGTTAATCCTTGACGGGGGGTGCTTCCATTTTTTTCAATACAGGAATTACCAAATGTCTAAGAAAACCGTTTCTAAAGTGACTCCAAAGTCAGCCGACATAAAATATGCCACAGACATTGCCAACAAGGCAAAGAAATATGCACCTATGTTTAAGGATGCGTTCCCGACCGAATCTTCCTTGCGTATATCCTTGGACAACGCCATGAGGTTCCTAGCCACGTCTTATGTTGCGTTGAACGGAAACGTGACCGCAGACTACTTCTGTCTGCATGGGCCACTTGCCAATTATCCCGACCAACTGTTTTCCTTGATGGTCCTGTTTATTGACTGTGGTGTGTTCGTCCCGACTGACGAAAACCACTTGACTTTCTCGATGGAATGCGCTAATACCTGGAAATATGTAGGTTTCCATGTGGACGGACTTGAAGAGGGAGCCGTTAATTGAGCAGAAACAAGAGATATCCGATTAGCCCGCACGGGGATGCCGACACAGTGATAGTCCCTAAATGGGAATATGACTCCCTGCGTGAAATTGCGAAACTCCACGAAGACTTGTTGGAACGGGTGCGTGTTAAACTGCCAACGGTTTTCAAGGATTTCAAGGAAGCCCACGGGAAATAACAAAAAATTAAAAATCTTTAGAATACCTCTTGACAACCAATAGGTATTTTGTTATATTTAAGACGTAAAGACAACCAACCACCCTAAACCGAGGATAGCCTTGATGCAGATTCAGTATATTACAGAACCTTTGGAACAGTATATTTCCCGAACAAAGACGAGCGGGATGAAATATACTCGCACGTCTTATCATTGTCCGTTATGTAAAGCACCGATTCCTAAAAGGGATTTTGAAGAACACGTTTTTAAGGAACATCCCAATCGTTCGGAAGAAGCCTTTGCGTTGCTGTATGGCTTGCCATACCCTGTGAGGTGTTCTTGTGGTAAAGAACTTCATTACAGTGAGCATCATCGGGGATTTCCGAAAATGTGCGGCAGTTGTTCTACGGGTTGTATCAGTGAAGTTAATTACAAGAATGCTGAAGATGCACACAAACACGCAGAACAGTTGAAACAGTTGATTGCCCACGCCAAGGCAGAAGAAATCCGTTTAAAGCGCGAAGCCGAATTGTCTCGCATTCCTTTGAAAGAGTTGACGTTCCCGTCTAGGAAATATGTGGCTTTTTTGAAGAGGTTGTCTATGGATATTAGGTGTTTTGCCATTAATGGTGAAAAAGATAAGTTACTAGGTATTGCCAATTTTATTGACAATAAAGTTGCGGATTAGTTTATGTATCGGGCACACAGATTACCGCACAAGAAAACAGGTCGCTCCGAAGTTGGAATCCGCTATCTGTATAGGGGCGTGTTCATTGAATGCGGGGGCTATTTTCAGCCCGAACACTGCGTCGTATGGGAAGCCGTTGACGAGGATGGAATCGGGGCGTTTGCCCATTGCTTTGACCTTTATTCCTGCAAGAAGTTCATTGATGACGACCTTGCAGACCTAGAAAAGAAAGGACACAAGTTTGCCTATGATGACGAAGCGTTTGCCAAGATGAACCGTCTGTTCAAGCAGTTGGGTGGAACGATTGACAAAGAGGCGGTCGCAAGCTCACGCCCTTTAGGGCGTGGGTAAGACCCGCCGATTGTGAATGTAAGAAATAAATTACATATTAGACCATCTAAAACTTATTATATTTGAGTTGGATAGTTATAAACTTTATTTGAAGTCAAGAATCTTGTTATGGAACTGGTAAGAAGTGAAGATACAAAGGCCAAGATACGGGCGAGCATGTCCGCAACGAAGGCCAGACGGCAGACACAAGTCTGCCGTGTATTCGAGCTTAAAGTTTCTATACGGCACAACCCGAAATCGGTGTTTGAAAGGTTATCCAACTGCTTCAAGGAAGCGAAGTGGGTAATCAACGACATGCTGTCCTTGTCCAATGGCAATCCTGACAGCAGTATGTTCGACTATAAGTACACCGAACATCGTGATGTGGTCCACTACGACAAGGACAAGAATCCAATCACTTCAGCAATTACATTGCCGTCGGTTCTACATAGGGCAACCGTGGCACAGAAGAAGACGGATATCATGAACTTGGCGAAGTCCAAAGCACATGGACGGAAGATAGGTGCACTGAAGTTCAAGCGGCAAGTGGATTGTATTCCTATCATTACCGGGTTCACGCAGATTATTGATGGGTGCCGTATAACTATACCAGGATTCAAGAAAATCCGTGTCAATGGATTAAACCAACTACATCAGTTTGAAAAGTTTGAAATAGCCGATGCAAAGCTAGTACGCAAAGCATCGGGCTACTATGTAAAGATTAGCATTATGCTACCGAAATCAACGAGGAATCCTACCAATCGAGAGGTTGGCCTTGATTTCGGCATAAAGGATTCCATAACAACATCTAACGGTGACAAATACAATTGCAAAGTGCAAGAATCGGAGTACCTAAAGTACCTTTCACGAATGCTGAATAGGCACAAGACCGAGAAGGACTCCAAGCGGCGATGGAGATGTAAGTGTCAACTAGCTAGGGAATATGAAAGATTGGCTAATAGACGCAAGGATATTGCCAACAAGATATATCACAAGTTAGTAACCGTCTATGATGTTATATACTTTCAAGATGAGCAGATTAAGAACTGGCAAAAAGGCTTGTTCGGAAAGTCCGTTCAGTCCTCTTGTCTAGGTTCATTGAAACAACGACTGGCTGCATTGGAAGCAAGTGGTCGCAGTTTCAAAATTTCCAAGTGGGAACCGACCACCAAGTTATGCCCGATGTGCGGTTGCATAAACCATCCTACACTTGCAGACAGAATCTACAAGTGCGATTGTGGCTATACTATGGATAGAGATACCCATTCTGCTCGCGTAGTCTTGATGATTGGCTCATCTAAAAGAGCTGAGTGTGTGGAACACGCCTCCGCCGAGGTAGCCTCCTCTATGCCTCCTGGTTCTACTGGGTTAACACAAGTGGCTCCGTTGAAGCGAAAACTCGAAGCTCACCGCCTTTAGGCGGTGGGTAGTTCACTTGAAAGAATTTTACGACAAGTATAAGGGTAAGTAAAATGAGCCAGGTTAAGACTAAAAATAAAAAAGTTAGAGCTGTCCCGACTGTGTTGGCGTTGTATTACAAGGACGGCAATTATAAGAGCTTGATTAGGTTCTTTAACAATCTAGATGAAGTGGATGCATATATCCATGATGAATACTTTGGGGAAGAACCCTGGGACGAATGGAACACGGATTCCCGCAATGATGAAATCAAGCGGTATCTTCGAATTGAAGAAGTTCCGATTGTAGATATATTGAATGCACATCATAGCGATATTAAGAACTTGGAGACAGCATGCGAAGGATGAATAACCGTATTATCTTGATTACGGGGCGGATAGGCAGCGGTAAGTCTTCCGTCGCCTCTATGTTCCGTAAGCGTCATCTGTGCGAAGTGAGCATTGATGAATTTTCAAAGATGTTCCTGGAAGCGGATTGCTCCAAGAAGAAGTTGGCGAAGTTGTTTCCTGGTGAACCTGTCCTGCACTCCGACGGGACCGTGAACAAGGCTTTCCTTAAAGAAAACTTCTTTAAGGACAAGTTCGCTACGCAACGAAAGAAGTTTGAAACGTATGTGTTCCACGCATTTGTGCAGTTCCTCCCGAAGTATTTGGTTGGCGTGAGCGAGGATGTTCCCGTGTTCATTGAAGCCCATGAATCGGAACGCGTCGTGCAGTTGTTCAAGACGTTACCGAACTACTCCCGCAAGATTGTGGTCCGTGCAAACAAGGACCTACGGTGCGAACGTGTGCAGCAACGTAGCGGTCTTACGGTTGAACAGTTTGAGGAACGTGACAGGTTGCAGCAGGACTGCCCGATTGAAAAGAACGACATTGTGATTTCCAATGACGGTTCTCTTGAAACCCTTGAAGCCCAGGTGCGTATCGCCTTGCGTGACCTGGTTGACTTCACCGAGAAGGAACGGGATGCCATGTTCGCATGGAATTTGAGAATTTTCACTATGGGCGTTAAATGCCGTGTTCAATGCTACTTGTATAAGACCTTTATGGGTGGCTGCTCGCATTGTCCGTTCCCGTGCCCGTTGTATGACGACAGGGACGACAAGAAAAAATTATGTGAAAATTTCAAAATTCGTATTGACAACATTTAGGTAATTTGTTATATTTCTGACATAACCAACCACAACAAACCGAGGAAACTATGAAAGTTATCGTTTATAAGTGCCACGACCGTCACACCGACGACGAAATCAAGATTTACGAATACTCAAAGGAAAATCTTGAAAAGGTAAAGAACATGGTAAAGCAGGATTGGGATAGCCCAGTCAACTCCCACGCAGCCGAAGTGCATTACGACGGTTGGGACTTTGAGTATGGTTGGGGCAAGCGTGGCAAGGGCACGTCCGTCGTTATCAAGGACACCACCGTTGACACGGGCACTATCACGCTCAACATCACTAACGGCTATATCGTTCTCTAGGAAGGCGCAACCTATGCAAGACCTGTACAGTAAAATAACTCGGAAATTGAAACTTGGCCCGGATACATATGCTTGGGCCAAGGATTATTTCGGAGTTTGGCACAGGAGCAAGGTCGGGATTTTGGAAGATGCCATCGACAGCTATTCCGATAGTATATGCCCGAATGTGTTTCACAGGCATCTAAAGGAATATACGGATAAGTTCGGGTTGAACTGTTTTGCTGATATGAGGGACCTTCTCCTATATGTTTCTAGCATTGCCGAGAAGGAAGGATTTTTCTAACAGAATGTTTGTTTTTGAGAACTTTTTTATTACACAACAAAGGCTTCGTAGCCAAAGGAACTATTCTTATGGAACATATCCGTGTAGGGATGAACTACCCACTTATCTGCTTAAAACTTCATAACGGGAACACCGTGGCGGGTGTCCCCGTCGGTTTCAAGTCCGACGACAAGGGCAGCATCATCGTGTTTTCGTTTACGGAAGTCCGCTACGACGATATTGCCGAAGTCGGGACCTACGACGAAAAGGGCGACATTCATACGTGCCCCGTGAACTGCGGTGTCGCTGCCCAAATCCATGTTTGGTATATGAACAAGGAATTTACGAAGTGCTAGAACCGTGGCATAAGCAAGACGATTACGACGTTTACGATTCGTATAGCGAAGCCATTACCGAACTGTCCTACGGGAACTACGACGGCTACCGAATCCCCCGTGTCCTGCTGCTGAAAGACGGCAGGCAGGTTATGGGCAAACCGCTTTGGGATGCCCCGAATCCCTGGGACGAATCCGAAGTGGAGTTGGACGGCTTTGATTTGCAAGGTGACGACTTCGTATGCGTTGAAGACATTGACCAATGGCGAATGCCTACACGGGAAGAATGTGAACTGTGGGTTCGACACAAGGACCTGTTTGGAGAAAAACAGATATGAGACAATTCAAGGTAAAGGGCACGGCACTTGTATCGCTGTGCGAAGCATTCCCGTCCGACCGAAACGGTGACGACGTTAAGGGGCATCCTATAATCATACCTGGGACGTTTAGCAGTTTGAACGAATTGTGGTATGCGTTGTCACAGGCTATCGGTTCGTCCTACGTCAAGCAGGGCAAGGATTTCACAATCAGCGACATTACTGACGACGGTTTCCTGCTCCGATACGAACGCTTGGTGGACCACAATGAAAAGGAACCCGACCCAGAACGCTTGAAGAAGTGGGAAGAAGGTAAGGCGTTCCTGTTCAATGCCCGATACTACATTGAAATTTCCTGCCTGGAAGTTCACATCCTTGGTGCCCAGGCTATCGGCAAGTTGCTTGGTGTGGATGTACCCGAATAGATGTATATGGCAACGAACCATGTTGAGAGGTAATTATGCCAGAATTTCATTATGCTCCGATGGCTCTTGAAGTAGACCTAGCCGATGGTTCCCGAGTAGTCGGAACTTATGTTCAAGTCGCCAAGAGTGTCCGCTGCGACTTTCTCTGCGACTTTGAGGGCAGTATCATTCACGAAAATTCCCAAAAGGGTCTTGTGACGCTCACGGTTCTTTCGGGCGTGTTGGGCGAAATCAGCGTGGACGCATTCCACGTTACGGGCTTGAAGATAAACGGGGAAGTCGTTAAGTACGTTAAAGGCGGGGACCCGCTTTGTGTGTTTGACGTGTTGGTGGGCAAAACAACGGAGCAGGTTCCGTGAAGACGGGCTACTTCGCCAAACTGCGGAAATACACGAAAGCGGGATTGGTTCCCGTGTCCATCGCCCGTGTCACCCCGAAGTGGTATGACGGGCTAGTGTATCAAAGGTTGTCGCCTACGCCCGCTATTCTGCACGAATACAGGGCGGGTCCGTTGCAGGGCGACACGGATAGGTCCACGGCAGTGTTCCGCAGGTGCGTCCTTTCGCACCTTGACAGGGACGCAGTGCTTCGGGAGTTGGAACGGTTGACGGGCGTAAGCCGTGACGATATAATCCTGCTCTGCTATGAGAAGCCCACGGATTTTTGCCACAGGCATTTAGTTGCCGAATGGCTAGGCGACTGCGAGGAATACTAGAAACGCCCACGGATTTAGTCGTGGAAGGTTGAAACTAATTGCCAACTAGGAAAAGTTTTTGTATATTGTTCATAGCAACTTTTATTTGATAAGAGTTCTTGGCAGTCCTCCTATCAAGGTTAGATTTTTAGAATGTCCTTGGAACGCTGACTGCCAATTTTAAGTGTTTCGGGGACATTTTGCTATTTATGGTAGAGTTGAAGACATACAAGTATAAATTATACAATCGGGATGCCTTGAAGTATCTTGATGAAATACTTGTAGTCGCAGGGTGTATATACAATCATTGCATAGCCCTCCATAGAAAGTATTACGCATTATACCATACATCTTTGAATAAGAATGCTTTGCAGAAACATTTAACAAAGTTAAAGAAACATCACCCCGAATGGAATAAAGTTCCATCACAGGCTATACAGGATATTACAGATAGAATAGACAGGGCATATAGGCTGTTCTTTTCAAACCTAAAGCACGGGGTAAAGACTAATCCCCCGCATTTTCAAAAGGCTAACAAATATCATTCCTTTACAACGAAGCAGTATGGGTATAAGTTTCACGATAACAATAAAGTTCGCATAGGTGCAAAAGAGTTCGCCTATTGGAATAGCAGGAAGTTTGACGGCAAGATAAAGACTCTAACAGTAAAGCGTAAGGGCAACGGCTACTACATATATGTCGTGGTAGAACAGGAAAGCAAGATTGAGAACATTGCAAAATCGGGTAAAATCGTTGGCTTTGATTTCAGTCTAAAGAACTTCCTTGTATCGTCCGATGGCTCGGATTGCAGTATGCCGAAACTATTGCAGCGAAACCTAAAATCCCTGCGGAATTTGAGCCGTAAATACTCAAAGTCCAAAGGGAAACGAGGCTCGCTGCGGTCGTTACAAAAACTGCACGAAAAGGTAACAAACCAAAGAGCAGACCTGCATTGGAAGTTGGCACGTAAACTGTGCCACGACTACGATGTTATGGTCTTTGAAACCCTTGATTTGGCTAGTATGGACAAGCGTTTCAAGAAATCCATAAATGATTTCGGGTTCAATGCTTTCCTGTCCATTTTGGAATACGTGGCACACAGGACGGGCAAGACCGTTATGTATGCAGACAAGTATTACCCGTCTAGTCAGTTATGTAGTGAATGCGGTTACAAGAACGCAGCATTGAAAGACATAGGAATCCGTGAATGGGTCTGCCCCAACTGCGGGGCACACCACGACCGTGACTTTAATGCTGCTCTAAATCTACAAAAGGTAGGGGCATCTGCCTTTAGCCAATGTTGCTCAAATTGAGCAACGGTTAGAATCCCCCGACTTTATGCGTGGGAGTATGTCAAGGAGCGTTTCCGCAAGAAAATGTTTAACGGCTAGGATATGGATATGGCTACACAGATACCCGATATTGCTTTGGAAATTACTTTGTCGTGGTTGGCACGGTTCAACCGCCACGAATTTTTTACGAAGGAACTTTACAAGAAACTGCCCGCCTACAAGAAAAGCGGTATTAGGCGGGACAAGACCGAAATCCAGGTGGCGTTTATCTGTAAGGCGTTGCAGGACAGGGGCATTTATATGACACCCTGCGGTATCGCCTGGTGCCACGTATGGGACGACTCCGAAACCGTGACGGAATACCTGGAACGCTATCAGCCTATCTTTGACGGCTACGTGGCGTGGTGTGCGAAGCAGAGGTAGCGTATGTCCGAAGACGAACTTTACAGACCGCTCAACAGCCAGGGAATGAACGTGTTCGACATTATGGAGTTCCACGGGATGACCAAGGCCGTGGAACTTGTCAAGAATGTTCTTTCCTCGAAGAACACCGAAATAGAAAAGTTGCGGGAAAAATGCGAACCTATCGACAATGGCGGTATGGACATGTTGGTAAAGTATTCCTTCTCGTTACAGGATAAGGTGCAAAATCTGCAAGCCAACCTTGAACAGGCCCGTATCTTTATCAAGGCGTTGAACGTGAAAAAGCTGATTGCTGAACGTGATAGCCTGCGTAAGCATAACGAAGAACTGCTTGCTGACCTGGGAGCCTACAAGGAAAAGTACATAAAGTGGCATAACCTCGCACAGGACATCTGTGTTGTGTTCGGGGATTCCACTTATACCTACGTGGCTATGGAGGGATGGATTAAGAAGATGTGCAACGATGATGTTGCCGACCGTTATTTGGCGTTGGCAGAAGACGTGTGCAACCGTATGCTGAAAATTATGCCGCATGAATGGGACGACCCGGAATGCGGGGAGCAGAACAAGCGGTTCCAAGAGCAAACAGCAAGTATCTTGCGTTGGCATGAAACTTATTCCGACGGCAAGCCCAAGGACGATTATAAAGGACATGATTAGGTTCTTGTCAAGGTTAGAGACATTGGTACTGGAAATGTACTGATTCCACGTATAGCAGAATATTCGGAATCCTGTGGTCGTTGGTTGTTTATTGACCTTTCCATAAAAATTATACTATATTTGTCTACAGTATTCGAGCCTGCGGGTGCCCCCGACATGTCGGAACTTATCGTATCCAACGTCATGCCGGATATATCCCGTATAACGATACTGCCTTACAGAAACCCCTGCGGACCGACATTCCGCAGGGTGTTTTTCATTGAAGGTGCTATGCAGCATTTAAAAAATAATCTATATTTCTTGTTGAACAATTTAAGCCCCTTTACAGGGATATCTTGAGGTTTGATATGAAACTAGACGATATTTACAAATCGTATGGCCTTGTGCGGGAGCGTGCTGCACGGGTGAAGAAAGTCACGGGTCTTGATTGGGAAATCGGTGGAGGCTCACAGGTAAATCTTTGGGTTACTCTCAATGATGGGGACACCCTGTCCGAACAGGCACAGGATGGCATCGTTGAAGACGCAATAAAAGTATTTAACAGGTTCACCCCAGACGAATGGAACGCTGTGTCGGCAAAGCAGGGAGCCAAGGACAAGGTAGAAATTGGGGCTAGCTTCAATCAAGTGTGGTGTTCATTCCCGCATAAGATTATGAGCCGACTATCCGTGAAAGATTTTGGTGACCTTTGTAATACTTTTATTCAGCGGGTTAGTTCCGAAATACCTAAGTGGGTTGACAAGCCGTCCGAATCCCGAAAGTCCATGTGTTCTATGGTAAAGAAGATTGAGAGTCTTCTTAATAAGTCTGAAGCGAACGAACCCGATATTAACAAAGCATACCAAGAATTTTCTACAGTGCTTGACGGGTATAGTGATGCCACTGCAAACTTTTTGAAGGATTGCGTGTATATCGCACATTCTCGTGGTGAAAATCTTGTGAATGGTCTTCGCAAGCAGGGTTATAAGTTGAACCTAGCAGCACAGTTGGACACGGACACTTTGCTTACTTGTTATGTAAAGGACGATATTGGCGTTCATAAGGCTATTGATTTGTATTTCAATCCCCGTAAGCGTGTTGTAGAGGTTATTATGTTGGGCTTTGACCCGAACTACCCGAATGCTGAAACTACAAAGTTTTTCTCGGTACAGAAGGGTGCGGATGCCTTTGCAGATTTTATTGAAGGTCTGTCGGATTATAAAGGAGAATCTAAAATGAAAGACTCTAAGTTTAAAATCAAGGTTCACGAAGCGACCGAAGGCGGTGGTAAGCAGCGTATTGAAGGCACCCATCCTATTGATACATTTATTTCTTGGCTTTATGCAGGCGAACTCGCAGCAAAGAAAGAAATTGAGTTCTACTATGATGATGGCTTCCAGCCCGAAATTATGGACAGGGCTGTAAAGACCCTCTTGCCGAAACTCTATGATATGTATGCGTCTTCTGCGGTTACTACGACCGATGAATTGTCCGAAATCCTGCAAGACGAATATCACAACGGTTAGACTTGAATCATACTTCTGTAAGCCCCGACCGCAAGTCGGGGCTTTTCCTTTTATAAAAAATTGATTTATTTTACAAATCCTTATTGACAGCCACTAGGTAATTTGTTATATTTAGGGCAGTACAACTACGCGAGGTTAATGATGTTTTCTTATGACGACACTGTTATAGAGCAGTTCGGAAAATTCCTACCTGCCGTAAAAATCGGAGACAGGCTTTGGCTCAAGGATAACTTGGATTGCAGCGACTATGGCGACGGAATCATATGCAACGGTACATGTTACTACACTTGGGATGCAGCAAAGCGTATAGCGTCCAAGCTTGGGGGATGGCATCTGCCTACCGTGCAGGAATGGAACGATGCCTGCGAAATTCTAGGATACAAGAATGTAGGTTATGACCGTTTTATAGGGCAACCCTCGGAAATAGATGAACCCTGTTTAAAGTTTTACAGTGGTTGTTCATTGCAGAAAGTGCTAGATATCTATCCGCTCGGTTATTACATGCCCGGTGGGAAGTTCACGGATGTCGGTTGGAGTGGCCTGTACTGGACTGCCACGGATAAGTGTTTCTGGGAAGATATTGATAGTAGTGACACGGCGTTCTGCCGAAGCTTTAGGAAGCCTTCGGATGACGGTATAGTAAATTCTTCGAGGTGTCCTAAAACATATTATTTCCCTGTCCGTTTAGTAAAGGATATGGATTAAACCCAAGGCAAAGCTATTCAAATGAGAAAATTTATCCCCAACGACTAAAGATTATGAATAACCTAACGGAGAAACGGAAATGATGTATAACGAAATCGTAGAAAGACACGCTCCAAGATTAGGACTAAACAATTTAGTTACCGGAGAACCTTGCAAACCTTTTGTTTACATGGATTATGCAGATGACGGGATGTGGGTGCACTACGTTACCTACTGCGAAGACGTTCGCAAGCAGAAGCGCATGCGGTGTCTCGATATGGCAGATAGATGCCGTGAGCGCTTTCTGCGCTATGTCGTATTGGTAAGCTTTAGTCCGAATAAAGGTGCCATACCCTTTTATGAAAGGAGACGGGACAGAGCTTATAAATGGATGTACAAATGGCGTGAAATCTCAGATAAGTTCAAGGAGTGAGTATGATATGCGATGAACTTGAAAGCAAATCTTTTGACGGTGGCCGTACTGCCTATGAACTTATGGAAGAGAATGGGTTGTTAAACACATCGAAGAAAGTCCGTGCCGCCATCGACGAACTGAAACAAGTTATCAAGTACAAAGAAGGTGTCGGTAAAAGATGGTTTGCCAGATGTATGGAGGCACGCGCTCTTTGGGTGAACTACGCACCGCCTAAAGGCGGTGAGCTTCTGGTTTTCGCTTCAACGGGGCCACTTGTGCTAACCCAGCAGAACCGGGAGGCATAGAGGAGGCTACCTCAGCGGAGGCGTGTTCCACGCACTCAGCACGTTTAGTCGTGCCAAACAAAAGTACATTACAGGCGGAATGCCAGTCTC